CTATCCCTCAAGCCTTCATGAACATCCTTCATGAATTTATAGGTTCTAAAACGAGGATCCCCGCCGGTGGTATGCAAAATACAAAAGGGACCTGGAGATCTCACGAATGGACGGAGAAGACCGAAATCCTCTTCAAAAAAAGTGAGAGCACCGTCCTGCTCTTTAATCCGATCCGGCTGCTTCAGCTCAATAAAGAAATCATCCGGTTCAACATCCAAAATCTTCCAGTAAAAATCGGACAGTATGGAATTCGAGTTCCTCCCCCAATGCCCCGGCGCAATTCTCTCGCCATGGGGATTGACAACAAACCGATAATCCTTCCCGGCACTGTTTTCCCATGGAATAACCTTGTCGATATAAGGATTGTTCGTAACGATATCCATATACTGCTCGGACGTCATATAATGCAGGGGCAAGCCATACCGTTCCTTAATCCCTTTAAAACATCGGGTGGTCATCAATACATCGCCGGCAGACGAGTACTGCGCAAAAAGAACCGCATTTTCAGCAGCTCTGACAGTAATTGGCCTTGACGGCTTCAGCATGTCCCGAACAAGATCGTTAATGTTACTGACTCCATCCAGCCAGTCACGTGCTTTTTCCAGGCACCATTCCGCGCAAGCCTGTCTCAATTCACCATCATGAGCCATGGAGACAATCGCTTCCGCAGTATCTTTCGGGTCGCATTTTTTTGCGTCAACATAGGCCGGCCCGCTTTCGGTTACGGTTTTCAGCAAGGTGTCTTGGTTACATGGAACTAAAAGTCCGGCATCCCCGATAAGTTCCTTGTGAGCCGTCGAGTCGGACGCAATCACCGGAACACCGCACAGCATGGCCTCTAACGGCGTCCACGAAAGCCCTTCCTGCAGGCTGCAATTAACAAGAAAATCAAAAGAGTTATAAAGCTTGGGCATTGATTCAAACATATATTTATGATTATCCGGCTTTTTCAAAATAGATGTCGGAAGCAGGCCGTAGTCTTTCACCGCTTGAACCAGGTTGTATTCACTGTTAAAATTGGTTTGTAAAAATAAGTGCAAGTTGGGACATTCTTTATGAGCGATTGAAAACGCTTTAATGAGTCCCTGCAGATCTTTCCTTTTCTGATTGGCCGCAACGCATCCCATCACCAAATCGTCAGGTTTAAGCGTCGGGTATAGTTTCCTGCGAATTTTAAGACGAGTTTTTTCGTCTGCCGGTTGCCAGACATCAGAGCTTTTAAGAGGTGGCCGAAAGTATCGAATTGCGGGTACGGAATCTTTAAGCATGTCATGCCCGTACTGAGAATACACGCAGGGGAAATCTAATAATTTATTGCTCCAGTCAACCCAGTCTTCACGAACCATCTGAAGGTCATACGGGAATATCGCGGCAATTTTAAACGGCTTATTGCGAGTCTCCGCCAACTTTTGAAGCACGTCTATGTACTCCCAAATATCCATGCCCACAAACACAACGGCGTCGTGACACCCGTGCATAATGACCTGGTATAATCTGGAATGACTCTGGGGTTGCGCTCCGTCGAAAGCGGGAATAATAGAATACGGCAAAGGATTATAAAGCAGTGCGGACCATTCAACCGTTGGGGGATCTGACGCAAAGCATGACGCGGAATAACGGGTCTTGTCCAGTTGATCTAAAATTGCGGACATCATAGCGGAGTTACCCGCCGTCGCAAAGGGATTCAGCCCTACGAATAAAACTTTCTTCATTTATTTTCACCTATGTGATTATGTTAAGAACGCTCTATCCTTAACAAAAAGGTTCTCAAGTTACCGGGTATCTTCACCCAGGACAATTAAATCCACACCATCGAACCTTCTGGTTCTTACTACTTCCACCTGATAATATTCCGAGTCTGAAATCCAAAACCGGTCCTGGCACTCTACCCCAACCGAGCTTGAAACATAACAGTCCTCAGATGATATTCCTAAAAGCGCCAACTCCTCATCCGTGTCCAGCTCATTTCCGTACAAGGACTCAGTAATTAACGCGTTCACGGTTTCTTGAATCGTCGGAAACGTGGTTGTAATCGTATAGTTAACTCTCGTTTCCGTGGGCCGCTGCAATGTTGCAACGGTATTGCACTTATAAAGAACCGAGTCGTATCGATAGATCGCATCTTCGAACATGCTCGGAGTCTTGTTCATGACGATACAAATTCTACCGTCGGATAATTGAACCACATCCCCGCCGACTGCCTGCGAATCGCTGGCAAGCCAGGCCTCCATGAAGAATTCACGAATAAAAGGCTTTGTGACTTGTTTATTAATTTTGCCATAAATATACTCACCGGTAATATTGCCGGCATCCCTCAGAATCGTGATGGATATACCAACATCAGCAAGAACTTCTTTTATGTCAGCGCCAAGTGTCATTCGTGAAAATCCGAATAATCCGTATAGTCAGTGATATCATTGCCGGCGATATCATATTGTATGCCGGGCCTTACAACCGTTCCGAACATCTTGTAGGTATCAACTCCTGAGAATTCTTCCGGGCAATCCTCCATGATTTTCTCAAAACGGATATCCATCAACTCAATGACTTTACCGTAATGATTGAACCGATCTCCTAAATGAAGCTGCTCGACCTTGAACTTGCGGGCAGATTCCGTCCACAATCGAAAATAACAATGACGCTTGCATCGCTGTTTTGACCAATGCTCTTTGAAGGTGCCGGATACGGGAAACGACCATCCCGTATCACCCATGGCTTCGTCGCAGCACTCTAAAACTTCCGAGACACCCAAATAACTGCCGATGCTGCTATCGCCAAAAATTAATGCTGCCAATTCTTTTTTTGTCATTATTTAAACTTCCTGAGCAACAATTGACGTTTTTTCTTCGCGCCGGCCTGATTAAAAAACCATGGGGATGACTGGTACTCGATCTGCTTAGGGGCACAGCCATAACAATTCAATACCGGGCGATCAAACTTGCGAAATAAAATTGCCCTGTCATTTAATGTTTGCCTAAGAGCGGTACCTACCGCACTGCCCCGTAAGCCAGGATCAATTGCTTTTATTAAACCATCAATCGCTATATTGGATTCAGTAATAGCTTTGTCTAAAATTACAACTGTCAAAGCATCAGACCGACCTTCCTGGACAGCTTTAATTTCTTCAGCAATATCCGGCGGAAAGGGCTCTTCAATTTCAGTCCCTTTCCGCCAGGTTCGTGTTTTGCCTTTTAGATTGCACGTCGTTGTTACTTTCATGATTTAATCCCTTCATGATTGATTACTCCCTGATAAACGTGATCCAGGGCGGACTGGAAATGAGATCATCCGTCACCAGCTCACCGCTTACCGGATTGAAAATCACTGTTAATGCCGCTTCACCGGAAATCAAATCATCCGCATCGATCGTGAATGTATGATCAACGTAAAGACCGCTTGAGGTTGATTCGCCACTGGAATATCCGCCGCAGTTAGAATCGGCCGCGGGCAGACTACCCACACCAACAATATACGCCTCAACCTGCATTGTCGGAGTGTCGTTCTCACCGCTTGTCGCGGCCAGAAAATGCACGGTTAAATCTTCGGTAGTATCCAGATCGTCCGGCAACATAAACACAGCCGCCATTTTGGTATGGCTTGTTCCGGCATTATTCCAGCGCAACATGAGTTCTTTACTGCTCTGCTGTTGAAAGCCGTCTGTATGCTCACCGGAATATGCTGAGATCGCAGCACCGGTTTCCAACCGAAGGGCAACCGGCAGCCCAATCGTTGCCTGCAGGTTTTCAGCCAACTTTTTGGTTTTAATGCTCGGCCAAGGACCTTTTATTTTATTTAAAGACATTGAACACCTCCCTTATAGGACCGTGTAAACGAAGATGCTGTCTTCAAAATACAGAACGGGCAGACCCTTGTTTTCCACCCTTACGAAAACACCATCGGGATCTTTCTTCTCCCAGCGATCCAGCTTCATGCCATAGTGCCTGTCCAAACCGAACGGCGACTTTGCAAACTCCGCAATTTTCTGCCCTTCAACCACTGAAGAAAACATGCAGAATTTGGTTGTGGGAATAAACTTGCGGGTCATGGTCACGCAGTCTTCGCCGGCCTTGTAAGCACTCGCCAGTGTGCCGGTTGCCGTTACAGTGCCGGCGACGGGATCAGTGGCGGTAACCGTCAGATCCTCCTTGGTATTGGCCGTAATATCCCGGGCATAAACGGTCGAACCCACCACAAAGTCCGTAGCATCGTCCACGTAAATCGTATGCGGACCGGCGCCGGCGGCAAGAGCCGCTGTCAACCAGCCTCGAATCTGGTACATCTGGTTGTACAGAATCATGTTCGGAATATTCAAAAGATCGCCAAGCACCTGAAGCGGGCGCGCAAACAAATCACCCTGGCCATACTGAGATTTACCCAGCAAGGTTTGAATCGTGGGGTTTTTCACCATGACATTCAAAATCTCAGTGGTAAAAATGGCATAGTCAAGCTCGGAGCTGTTCGCGTTCTCCATGAACAGTTTGGCATCCATGATATTTGATACAATATCGGATGTGTCCTGATCCCATTTCTGGGCCGCAAGCAAAGACTCAAAATGATCCGAAGGAACACCGTAATCCACGGAGATGTATTTACCGTTAGGATCCTGGTAAGACATCGATCCCCCGGTAAGCATCTGGGCAAACATCCATTCTTTCCGACGATCGCACCGGTTTCGAAGCATTTTCATCTGTTGCGCCAGAAACTTCTTGGCCGCATAATATGTCTGCTTGGTTCCGGGTTGTCGAATATTATTCAAAAAAGACGACCCAAAATACATCTTTTCTTTCCAGAACGCTGCCATAGCTCTGTGGCTGGAAATGCCAAGCGGCGCCAGTCTGGGTGACTCTGCGTCCTCGTTTGAAAACGGAGTCAGGCCCCTGTCTCCAACCTGGGCCTCCCACTCAATTTCATCACTCGGCCAATTATCTTCTCCAAAAAGTTTCATGAGGAGCAATTTCGGGCTCGCCATAAACTTTTGAATCAGCTTGGTCAAAGTGGTTAATTTAAGGGCTGGAATATCTCGCATTTTTCTACCTCCATAAAGTTGCTATTAAAAACCATCCTTGTCTTGGCGGACACAATCTACTTCAAGATAATAAACTGACCGGACGTGCTGCTTCCAAGGTCGGTCTGTGCTTCAGAATCGTAATTTTTGACCATGCCGCTATAAATCATAGCATTGGACAGAACCATCACGCCCTGACCACCCTCGGCGTAATTTTCTCCGATACCGGTATCCACACCGCCAAACAGAAAACCCACTGCCTTAGTCCACGGAGTGGCCATTGTGGTTTGGATAGCCACCGCACCATGCTTAGCAATCGTAATGCTTGAAGAAATACTGTTGGTGACGGTAATAAGAGCCATCTGAGTGTATGTGGTTCGATCAATTGCAGTAATTGCACCCAGATCCTCGGGGGTGGTATCACTATCCACCGCAAGCAGATGATCACCCACGGCGAACTTATAACTGTCGTCCTGGGTGACATACACACTGGTATCATCAGCTCCATCGGCCAGTATTTTTGCGCCGTAAAAAGTATAATCATCGTCCGAAGGATCTTCGAGCGCGTACGGCACAACCCGACTCACGCGATTGGTGCTCTCAGATATTTCAGCCAGCACAGTGCCGGGCGGCAAAACACCATAACCACCGACGATAGTAACTTCTCGCATCAGCGCCTTCTCAATATCACTGTAAAACACACGCTTTGGATCATCCTGGTATCCCCTCAACATTTGAGGAGTGTCACTTAAACCCATTTTGCACCTCCTTATTTTATTTCACCTGCCGACTTTTTTATTCGACCATGCCGACAAGTTCATCGACCATCTCATCTTCCTCAACCGTATCGACACCACCCTCGGCCGTCTTTTCGGGGAACCCGGCACCGGCCACCTGGGGCTCGATATCTTTTTCCCAGTCCTCGATCTCTGCCTTGACGGCATCGGCGTAACCCTGCTTATCAAACTTGTCATCTTTGTAAAAATCATCGAACGCAACCCCCCGCCTGACACGGGCATAATGCTTTTCCGGAATTTTGCTGTCGGACAGAGCGCTGTTAAAAATATCATCCGCATCGTCCTGAGCATCCCGGCGATCCCTGGAGATGTCTTTTTGTTCCAGGGCAACCATGCGTTTGCCAATTTCTTTGTTCTCTTTGCCAAGTTCATCGTTGGTTGCGGCAAGAGTTTGATTTTCGGTTTTCAATGACTCGTTTTCCGATTGGAGTTGACTTCGCTCCTGATCGAATTCCGCAGTCACATCGGTCCGTGTATCAGCCTGAATTTGTTTCACCAAATCCGGGTGATCCGCTTTTAATTTTGTAAGATCCATAGACTTAACCTCCTTTTTTACGGTGATAACTTTATTTTGAACCTGCGCTGGCAGGATTGTGCCGGTTAGATTGTCAAGCGTGGAAATTTCATCCACCAGACCGGCGGCAATGCCTTGTTTCCCGATAAACACTCTGCCGTCCGCCATATTCTGAAGCACTTCCTCGGAAGAAACTCCCCGGTACTTGGCAACACTGTCCACCATTACGGAATACAAATAATCCGTCATACCCTTAATATTTTCATAGCCTTCTTTTGAGAGTGGCTTATATTGAGAAGCAATACGTTTATACTTGCCGGAATAAATTTCCGTGGTTTTAATGCCGGCCTTTTTCTCAGCCTCGGAATAATCTACATGCTTGGCAATAACACCGATCGATCCGACCTGAACCGTATCGCTGGAGATATAAACTTCATGAGCGGCGGCGCCGATCCAATACGCAGCGGACGCCATCAGTCCATCAGAATAAGCAACGATTCGTTTTTTATCCCGCCCTTCAAAAATAAACTCGGCCAACTCCAAAGTTCCGTCAACAGCTCCGCCGGGTCCATCGATATGCAGCACGATGGCTTTAATGTCGGAATCGTCTAATGCCTGCCCGATATCCTGCATGGCAAGCTCTGTCGACACACCTCCTGAAACCCTTGTGAATAAATTGGCACGCTTGGCTATCACGCCGTGGATGGGGATAATTGCGATGTCATTATTAACAATCTGGTAGGGGGTGGTTTCATTCTGAAGAGGTTTTCCAATCCTGGCCTCGATTGCATCGAGATCGATCTTTTCTCCACGGGAATGCTTGAGATAAATCTCCTGAATTTCATAAAGCTTATCAGGCATTATTGCCCAAGGCGCTGTAATAACATCTAATATATTCATAGTGCCCTCCAAAAAGAAAAAGGGAATAATAGCAAGCGGCGGGACGCCCGCTATCATTCCCAAGTAAAAATTGTTACCGAAGACGGCCAAATCTCAGATAACTTGCACTAATTTTTAGTTTATTTTTAAACCCATACTGTTTATTTTTGAACTTTGCAAGTAAAAAATGAACTTTTTAACTCGCTTCAACCTCGCCCTTTACAATTATATCGATTGAACCCCATACCACACCGTTGAGATTATCCGAATCATAGGTAACAATATGAACATTGTAGGCCCCCGGAATAATTTCAGAATTGCTACCAAGGCATAGTCTTATTTCACCACTTGAATACCCGGTATTATTCCAGCGAATTTCACCGGAAATATGGCTTGTTGATTCAACAAGAATATCGTCAAATGTCGCCGTAATTTTTGTGACGGCAGATAAATCCTCTGCGGACCCATCAATTTTGGCTTGACGATCTATTACATTATCATGCCCTAAATATAATGTTTCGGCCATTACTTTTCCTCAATTGTCCGCTGTACTGTTGCTGATACCAGGGTTCTGACGGGCGTCAAGGAACCAATTGTCGGGTCGATAATCACGCCCAGGCCTGCCACCAGGGCATAATCCGGCCAGTATTCATCCTGCCAATAGCTTGCCGGCCAAAACGTATCCGGCCAATATCCCGGAGTTAGTAGTGCCATTTAGGTCGCGTCCCTGGTGCCGATGGCGGTCCGGTTACCGTTTTCATCCACGGTGGCCGAAATCCGGTTTTTTGTATCCGCAATATCCCTAAAAGCGGGGGTGGATGTACCGCCGCCCGATGATTTGCCAGTCAATGCTGCCAATAGTAATTTGAAAGCCCCAGACAGCGAAATAGCAGTCCCGTCATTGTCCACCTCGGTCCCGGTGATGTCCGCAACCGAGAGATTGTTCAGCGCAGCCAAAGCCGTGGCCGTGGCCAATGAGGTTAACGCTCCGGAATCCGGCAAGGCTTCCGAAATAGCCTTGATGAGCGCAAGATGACTTCCAGCCGCTTCAATGGCTGTTTTTACCGCCGCCGCATCATGGGTACTAAAACCTGTTGCAGTCAAGCATTGTGGCAACGAATGAGTATCTTTTGCAAACCCTGTCCCCTTGATATCAAGCAAATGGTTTACAAGTGTTGTTCCGACTGCCGTTATAATTGTACCAATTTCTGTATCAATATATCCAACAATGGCCGCTAATTGAGCATCAATATCCGAATCGTCCGCTGGATCATCCGGTAAATTATCCGTTCTTTCTTTAATAGCGTCAATAAGGAGATCAAGTCTGCCACCGTCTGCAAGGTCGTCTCTCAGTGTGTCAAGGATAGAAGCTCCGTTCTCTTCCATTTCAGCTTGGATTTCTACGGCAGTAGGTAGTGCTGCAATTAATGTTGGCAAGTCATCAGTTTGAAGTTCGTTCGTATCATCAAGAATACTTGCTATTTCAGAAGCAACAACTCCAAATGTTCCAGCCCCTGTATGGTCTACCTGATCTTCGTCCCAAACAGCATCGGCAATAGTAGCTGCACTTGCTCCTGTGCCTGAAGGAGCTTGTTCGAGCGAGTTCTCGGTGAACCTCGACACACCACTATCACTTTCGATTATTTCATTTAAAAGAGCATCAGCAACACCAGGTTTGGAGGCTGGGTCGTACGTAGTTGCTAGTAGATGATCAAGATGTATATTTTCCAATGCTGTCGCAACCTCAGCTGGTGTAGCTGCAGTGCCAACGGGATCTGGTTCGACAGTATTAGCTCCATCCGTACCCCTCATATCGGTATTCGTGGTCACGATAGGAACTGTAATATTTGTCAGAGTGTGTGCCCCTGACGCATTCTTTATATTGTCAAAATCAAGCCCTGCCTCTCCTGTGGCTGAAATATCAAGCTTGTTTGCCGGAGTGGTAGATCTTACAAGCTTGGCAAGCCCGTAATCCGCATGAGCAAGGATGGTGTTATTGTCGGCTGATTGTACAGTTCCCAAGTCCCCAACTATTGTATAGTCAGCCGCCGCAAGTGTTCTGTCTTCATAGAGTTTTCTTAAACCTTCTGCGATAGAAACGCCATTTCCCGGCGCTACCCCGGCAGGCCATGCAGCTATTCCCGGCCCACCCATTAAGACGTTGATTAATTGTTTAATGTATCCCATAAGCGTAACATCAGCAGCAACCGCCCCTGTGTTTGCTGCGGTGTCTATTGCACCAAGAAGAGCCGCAAATTCTGTGTTGGTTGGGATAGCTTTAATGAGGGTGTCAAGGGTGGTTCCAACGGCTGTAAGGATACTGTTAATATCAGCGCCGTTATCATTACCAGTTTGTGCTGTTCCTGATACATGAGTAGTATTTACATCAAGTGCTCCGGCTCCAGCCGTTCTCAGTAAGAAGCTCCCGCAAAACCCCGCAGGATTTACCGCAGAAACCGTGATTGTGCAGAACACAGCGTACTCCCCGGCATCCCATCCATCAGTGTCAATAGCAATTTCGTGTAGACCTGCCCCATAATCTCCGTGAGACAATAGTGTAGGAGAACCACTTGCCTTTGCAGCAGCGTCCGAAGCGGCTCCGGCTAATCTAACATCATAAAGTGGACTTGCCCCATCGTCTCCTGATCCGGATGTTGAGTTTGCCGCGAACCAGAAATATACATCGTCGCCTATTTCTGCGTGTTTGTATTGACTCATAAATTACTCCCTTTAAATAAAGGTAATACCGGAGAAAGTGTTGCTCCAAAGAATCCTGGTATTGAAAGCCCGCCTGCTGCCACAGACTTGAAGCATAAAAGTTCAAAGGCATAAGTTTCAGCACCCGAACTATCAATCTCAGCTTCTATGTTACTAACCGTACTCGATAAAATCCTGTAAAATACTGTAAGGTTTCTCACATCGTCTGCTATTACTGCATCCGCTGCTACACCACTTGGTATCTCATGATTACTTAATGCCGATGCACCATTGATTATTATAGCGGCATGAGCCACTACATCATCTCCGGTCGTGCTTGAATTACTATCAGTTTCAAATGGAGAAGCCTCGGCAGCCCCATACTTCGTAGCAGCGCAATCAAGCGTAACGGTCTCACTACCATCAGGAGTATAAATAACGACCGCCGCCGACCTGTGTTCCGTACCCGCAGCAAATGTAACAGTAATTACAAGCGGAGAAGATGTAGCAGTTGCACTTAGAACATATCCTTGCCTTAAAGTAAGAGCATGAACCGGGTCTTCCATTTCATCCCGCAACGTATAGCTATTACCGTCATCATCTGATATACCCGTGATAGCACAGGTTGAGAAAGATCCTGCACTGACAACAATCAAATCTCCTGTCGCAACATTGACCGATAAGGTTAGTGTTGCTGTTGCACCATAGCTATCTGCGGTATCGTTCGCTTGAGGCGTAATTGCCATTAGACCAACCCCTTCATATTCAACCTGTAAATTAGTCGCTCCAAGTGGATATTCTGATGAACTACCTTCACAAAACAATTCATCAGAGTCAACGCCTTCATTCTCATAAACATCATAAGCCCTTGAAACAAAGTAGTATGTTGCATCTTCACCCAGCCCATAAAGAGTACATTCGGTTTCAGTTCCCTGCCATGACGGATTGTTATAGTCATAGCTTTGTCCCGCTTCTCGACAAAATACCCTGTATCCTGCTATGTCGGGTTCTGTGTTTGCGTCCCATGTGAAACTTAGATTTAATGCACATGCTGAACACGGTAGCCATAATAGCAGGCATAATATTCTTATTGCTGAAGTAAGAATATCGTCAACCCTGTTGCCCCGGCAGTCAATCCTATTGTAAGCGACGTGTCTGTATAAAGACCCTGGGTGTTCCAAGTTCTAATCGAGACTTCCTTCCCAATTGCGTCAGCAACGTCAATCCCCGATTCTACCCACACACAACTATGCGGATCGCTTGGGTTCGTGAATGCAAGCGTTTTCTTAATAGCCGAGTCATAAAGAACTTCCTGCTTATCCAGGGTAGCTACAGCATCGGCACTCTGATTCCAATTTACCGTGAACTGAACATCAGCACACGCCACCCCTGCCATTGCCAAGGTCATAATTAAAATACATAGAATTGTTGTGATTGTTTTCATGGTTGCTCCTTTATTTACTTATTTATGGACGTCTCGAATGTCCTCCTGTTGGGTCATTCTCGATAGTTGTTTTCTAAAATGTCACAATAAATTTATAACCAGTAACATCCTGTTTTTAGCGTCCTGATAGTATCAGTTTGAACGCGCCGGCCAGGGAGATGGCGGACCCGTCATTGTCCACCTCGGTCCCGGTAATATCGCCAACGGAGATATTGTTCAACGCCGCGATCAGCGCAGGTATGTTGCACTTCGATAAATATTATACCCATCAAGATCAGGTTTATCTATCCCGAAAAACAATGTGAGTATCATCACATCCCTATCGCCGGTCCTGTGTTATCCCCATAAGCGCCAATATCCACACCATCAGCCCACGGACCTACGGGAGCATCGGTTACGTCTGACCATACCAGCCGGTCTTTCATATCGTATTGATCCCCATCACCGTCAGAGAAAGGATCTGTTCCGGCGTTTATGCAGGGGGATTTGTTTTGGAGGTTGAAGTTTGTTGCTGATACGAAATAGGGGTCTGAATTAAGTTCGTTACTTCCCCCAGTTCTGGTTATTTCGTCCCAATTACTTTCGGCTGCATTTGGTTCATCAGCATCACCAATACCATTTTTAAAGTCAGCAAAAGAACGGGTTGATGGATATTCATCAAGTTTGCTTGATAGTGGCCCTTGACCCACAAGAATATAATCTCCGGCTGGACGATAATATAGATTATTATCAAGTGTAACAGTGATGGTATACCCATTTCCATCATCTGTTTTTAACCGCAAATCCCCTTTGTTTGTATTATTATAAAAAATATTGTTCTCGACTGTTCCTATGATCACATCTGCATTATTTCCCAAATATAAACAGTATGCCCCGTTGTTATTATTGCCGTTTGCATTTCCATTATTATAAAAAACATTCCCGGAAATAAGTGCATCAAAATCAACAGGGTCAGCATTGTCGATTGTCATTCTAATACCTCTTACAGCTGTAAGAGTAGTAGTATCAGTAACAGAACTTGAATTAATACCAGAAATAATATTATTGATTATCATAGCACCAGAACCGATTCGACTGGCATCTGGATCTTCACCAAAAGCTATGCCCCCTAAATAATTGTCTTTAAACCAGTTATTTAAAATCTTTACATTCTGTGCACCATCAAAAGATAGTGTAATCCCACGACTAAAAGCAGGACTGTGTAATTCTCCGCCAAAGTAAGCATACCCTTCGATAAGATTCCATTGAAACACAAACCCATCAGAAAAAGAGGTTATATCAACGCAATGCCCTCCTGCGTTGTCTTCATCATAATTATAGCCGGTATTTACTCTGGACCTCCACCTCCTCCTGTTAGTATATCCATACGACAGTACTGAAATTTATTAGACCATGAAGTTGAAGTTGCTAATGTAGTTTGATCTCCTATATCGAAACCATCAGCATTTTGTGGCCAAATTGCGACAAGACCGGCAGCGGTAAAAACGCAGTCAGTTATTAAAATGGTTTCCACTTTGTTTTCATCATCTGTATATATCTGACGTGAACCCCCATAAAACTCTAACCCATCAATTGTGAGGCTGTCAGCACCATTCAAGTCCATAATTAGGCCGTATCCAGCCTCCCACGTAGAACCCGTCATGTCAGCTTCAACACCATCTAATACATAATAAATTCTTGTATTGCCTGTGTCTAAACACCACTGTCCAGCACCAAGCTCATTAGCTCCTGCCCCGTCATGTTGTGAATCATCGTCAAGCCTATCAACTGGAACACCGTCTTTAAGCAAAAAGCGGATTTTATTAGTCCCATCAATATCAACAGGAACTGCTATATAATGTTCATCATTTGCTGTCGTATCTGTCCAGGCTCCAAGAGTCGTAGCACCAGAAAGTTTGGGCCTGGCACCTGCTCCATAACTTTCAATTGCCAAACTACTATCATCTACAGTAAAAGACTCTCTGAATGTTTCGCCTTTTTTGTACTGTACTGTATCATTAGCACTTGGTTTTCCATCGGCTTCCATAGCCGCCCATGAAACATAATCGCCATCAGAGCCAATTGCATAAGTTGCCCCCCACACCTGCCCACAAAGCAACAAACTACAAAGAATTGATAATATGAGTTTTTTCATTAGTCGCTTGCCCCCGTATCAACATGGTTTCCACGAATCGTATCCGTTGACCATCTCCACGTTGAACCATCAGCAAGAAGTAGTCGGGTAAATCCAATCTTATCTCCGACGACTATGGAAAGATCAATGCAATCGTTTGCATCAAGATCATCACCATCATGGTCAAACAATTCACCAGATGGAGGATTGATCTCACTGATAAAAGCATCCTGAACAATGAATATAATATTCACCGTGTAACTCAGAGCAGGAAGGGTTAAATCAATCTCAGCACTTGCCCCGTTGTTGGTGTGCCATTTGTTTGCGAGTATATGAGCTTCGGTAATGTTGCCGGTTGCGGTGTGATTTTGGGTGGAAAGTTCTCTTAGGGCATTCCATGTTGGAGCAGCTACACCATTAGCAGTCAGTTTGTATCCTGCAGTTCCATGATCCAGCTTTGCCAAAGCATCCGCGCCGGTGGCATATACAATATCCCCATTTGTGAGTGTAAGACCCTCAAGGGATACTATTGTAGGATAGCTTGCAGCTTCCATATCTCCACCACTGCTCACCAAGGCCGTACCATCAGCCCTCATATAATTATAACAACGCCAATCAGCCGCCGCATACTCATAGAAAGCAGCAATATCCCCGGCAGCGGTCGTGATGTTGACAGCCGTTGGCAAAAACAAATCGTTTGAGTGAGTCAACTGAAGAATACCGTCAAACTCAAGAACCACAATGGTTCCAATACCCTTTGTAGCAATCGTGTTAATCGTCGTAGTTCCGGTAATGTCGAACAGGTTTCCGTTCCCAAGAGTCATGGCGTTTGCGCTATCAACGTCTAAGCCTTGATGCTGTCTAAAATTTTTAGTAATAGTTAAATTTGGAATTGAAAAAGGAGGAATTGATGGAGGGTCCGCCCAGGCTGTCCCTGCCATTAAAAAAAACGAGATTAAAAGATAGCTTAATATTCTTTTCATAGTCAGTCCCCTATTCAAACCAGCAATGAAAAATCAATGTGACTTGATCATCTTCATCGCCGATATCATTTATTGCCAAATAAAATTTATCTAAAATCGGCGGCCACATGCCGATTGAATCGCCATTCTCTGACGTATATAACAAATGCTCGGTAGATCCGTCTTTTGAGATACTGGTTTCTGACCAGAGCGTTTCTTCTTCTTCGTCGGTCAAGGTAATATTAATCGTGGTGTTCGGAATAACATCCTCGGTCCCTGGAACCACTCTTAACCAGATGGCAGATAATCCCTGCACATATTTCTTTGATATCTGCTCTTCAAATTCAGCGACCAAATCCGTAGCAGTCAAAGCATCGCCATCAGAAGTGCAAACCACCTTAAATTTAATCCAATGCGCCGAAGTAGCAGAAACCTCTGTGTCAATATCCCACGCCGCATGCACCGGCAGAGCCATGAAAAACAAGATCGCAAATATTAAACTAATCTTTTTGAGCATTTTGAGCCTCCTTCTTCTTTTTGGTCAGTTCGCCCTCGGTTTTCTCCTGCTTGGATTCCGGGTCCATGCCGTCCGCGTAAATTAATTTCGGGTATTTTTTATCCTCCGTGGCTTTCTTTAGCCGATTCCGGCCATACCCACCAATACCGGCCATCTCTGCGGCCTTGCTCGGCGGAATACCTACGGTTTCAGTGAGCGGCCCGTGCTTAACTCCAAACAAGGCTTTAATTATACTTTCAAGATCAATGGTGTTTGAAATCGGGTACTGCACATCCACCAAAAACTGGGGCTTGCGCTTGACCTTCTCAAATTTTTCCTTGCCGTTATCAAAGGAAGTCGCTTCCTCAACTTCAAAATATGCCTTAAAATCGGTCAGGGCGGACTTTAAAAAAAATACGGACCCCCAGAAATCGTGCCGGTAAAACCGGTCAAAATCCGCGATTTCATCGGATGTCCGGTCACTCATCGGTCCGCGGGTAGCCTTCACACTGGCATATGTGCCCTTTACGGTACCGGTAGTAACATCGGCGGACTCGTTTAAACCGGATATTGCCATTTCCATGATATCCGTGTCCTGACCGCTAATCTTTGGCAGCTGCGGACTTTTAGCTTCCAGCTTCATCCCGGGCGGAACAAACAATTTACTCCCGGGAATAATCGGCTGCATCAGTGCGGTCTTCTTGCGCTCTTCCTCGGACAGCGAAACCCATAGTTTAAATGCTTTCACATCCTCAAAGGTGAACGTCCACGCGTAGGCGCCGCATGATTTCTTATGGTCGATCTCGTACTTTTTTAACGTCTCGTAATGATTCAGCCATTCAAGCACGGTTCGTAAATAACTCACGGCGCGCCGGGTTAAAAAACCACGGTCCCATGACACGATAAACCGATTGTAGCCACCAGTTTTTTTAAATTTTTGATCGCTATGACGGGACGCTTTAGTCTCAACCGAATTAAACCACCGGTTACCATTCAATGCGTTAACCAGGTTCGGGTATCGGGCAATATTAATGCTCGGAATTTGCTGGGTGTATTCCTGGCCGGTGGAATCCTTGGATCGGATACAGTAAAACAAGGGGAACAATTTCTTGGTGGGATGAAAGATTATGCCGGAATTCTCGTCGCCCTTGGTGTCTAATTGGGACGGGTCTAAAAAATCCACCTCGATAAACCCGTCAGTATGACAGGTTAGAATTAAGAATAATTCTCCTTCGATAATCGCGCGGACAACATACTTGGGCCAATAATGATACAGCCGGTTTCTCGGATCGTACTCGATGTCTTCCAAAACCTGCTGAATAGCCCAAATTTCTGAGGTGGGCTCAAATCCCAGCCCGGTAATCCGGCCGGCGGCACCCCGCACAGAAGTTGAAACCTGCGGATTTTTATTGAACATCCGCCAGCACTCGGTTTGCAGAAACTCACGGCTACCCGAATCGTCGTCTTTAAAATCCGCGCTGCCAATCGGACAACCATCAGCATCGGTTGTTTTAGCATCGTGCAATATTCCCGGCTGCCACGGCATGGTTGCCTGCAGGTGCAAAAAAACTTCGTCCGGGATTTCCTGAATTTTGTTCTGGATTTCTTCAAAGGACATATTGGCGTCGGAATTCATAAAAAACCCCTGCTAAAGCTAAGTTTTTAATTAAATTCCTACACAAATAGGATTGAAAGGCGGGTAATTATTTAACTTTTAGAGTTTATTATTGAATTTGTCAACAAAAAAAGCCGGGTTTAATTAAAAACCACGGCTTTTCCGGAAACACCTGGGGCTTTGGTGTGGGTCTTTTATGCTTCTTCTTTCACTTCAAGGATTTTCTCCCATACGGCATTGACAAAGTTCGTCATGGCCACCTGGAGTGCATCCGCAAAATTCTCATTCCTAAAGATTCGGTTCAACCATGCCGATTGTTCATCAATATTAATAAGCCTGTCAAAGGACGCATCTCCGTGATCTACCATAGAAATATCAAGTTTCTTGGCAATGGAGGCATATGCCAGGTCCATGGCGTGGGTAACTGTCTGGGCCTGACTTCGAACCATGTTATTGAAAGAATAATCACCGGAAATCATCATGAGCTGAAGAGCAGCAGCAGCGCTATCTCCCCTAACCACTGAAGCTTGCATGGCCTCTGCATGGCCCGGATCGCTGATATCAGATTCAACAGTGGATCGAGTCGTTTTTTCTCCGGCCACACCTTCTTTGGCCACTTGTGACGACAACTGAGTCACAAACGCCGACATTTGATCGCTTATCAGGGTATTAAGAACATTTTTGTCGATTGTTACAGGGTCGTCCTTATTTTTATCGGGCATTTTTCATCTCCTTTTTAAGGTTTATAGATTTTTAAGGCTACAAAAAAATATTAAAACTAAGCTTACTGTTCATAATTAAACTTGTCAAGTTTATTTGTGACTTTTATTCAAAAAAGAATATCCATAACATCATCAGATTTTCTCTTGGTTTCACCCATAATATCCTTGCGCATGGCAAAAACAACATCTGCAAATACCCTAACAATATTCTCTTTGCCGGATATATCCCCGGCCATGGCCAGTGCGCGCCATTTTATAAACTGTTCAATTACATCATCGGACGCGACAACCACCATTTGCAACCCGATTCATGTCAATAACAACATTAACATATTCAAAATAAAGCTTTACACGTTCATCCATAAAAAATTCCTCCTTTTTTTATCCCCAATCCCCCAATAAACCGGTCGGTTGAATAATCGTCCCTGTAAACATGGATTTCAGCCTCGGCCTAAAATTATGGATGGTTAATTCGCGGCCCCCATAAATACACCAGCCCGTGGCATAAACAACGTCGTCCTGAATACCGCCCTTGGCGTTCTTTTCAGGACTCCCAAACCAGCGAATATCATCATCGTGATCAAAATTATTCATCTCCTCATTAACAATATCGCCCTCTTTCGCGCCGACAATCGAGACAGGCGGGGTCTTTAATCTCCCATCATTAACCAGGGTGAACAATTCGGTGAATGCCCCCAGCTGCCGGGCATAAGTCGGCTGCCACAAGTTCACCTCAACATCAATCGTCTCGGCCCAGGGCTTTAAATCAAACACACCCCACGTCTCGGAACCAATCGTGTCAATACCGTCAAATTCTTCGTGCGTCAATAAAATCTCATCCTTCAAACCTTCCAGGGAGTGATCGATAATATCCGCGATCTGCAAATAAAAATAAATATATGCCGGACCTCGCATCATATACTCACCGGAACCCTTGATCTCCAATGACGGTGCCGGCGGAATAATACCAACATCCGGATTGCTACGGCTACCTACCAAACCTTTGGCCATGGCAACATAAATCGTGCGGGCATCGGTTCGACGCTTAAACGGCTGGGCACGGTCAATCCCGGCAATCACGGCCCACTCGGTATCAAACATGTCGCCCAGAACATCCAGCACTTCGTGCGATGCCATGACAGACCCGGTATGGGTGGGAACCAAAGAATAAATATCGTTTACCGGCCACAGCAATGATTCCACATGGTTGATCTCCAGATCCTGGTTGTAAACCTCGACACCCCTGGACACGGGCCCGGATTCGCTGTCGATAATCTGGTGCTTGCGCTGAATCAGCTCTATTACCCTCCGATGATCCACAACTCCCTCGGCACCCATGTAATTCATGGCCTCGACCTGATCGGCAGAGAAAATCTTCTCGGCGCCGGCACTCCATAAATTCTTGAACTGCTTAGCGTAAGTCAGCGGCTGTTTGGACTTGTACGAATTTAACTGAGCCTGGGTCTGGTTCGGATGCCAGTAATCACGATAGTCCAGTTTCTCGGAGCAACGATATGAAAAATATGTGAGCGGATCTTCACCCTTAACAAACCCATCGTATAAAATATACAGCAGGTGCTCTTTTGAAGAAACCGTGGAATCAATCACGCCGAATGCGTTCGGAACATTACGAATATTGCCGTCAACCTTGTCCCAGAACGTGCGATTCTTGAGCTCAAATATTTCGGAAAAAGCGTACCCGTTAATATTGCTGAAAATACCGCTCGCTGAAGAAATAATCTCCAGCTTGCTTACCACATTCCCCCGGGAGTCCCTCCTTCGAATCTCTTTTTCTAAAATATTTTTCTTGCCGACACTCTTTAACAGCTTGGGAGAGTTTAAAATCATGTCTTTGGCAATGCTTAAATGCGCATGACCGGTCTGCTCTTTACTGTTCGCGCACAACCGGATATCCTGTTTCGGCCAGCAATGCCACTTCCACTTTAAAATTAAAACCGCTAAAAAAGATTTACCCTCTCCCCGGGGCCAACATAACACAATCAGCCGGTACCGGAACTTACCTCCCTCCATAACCAGGGCTTCCCGCAACACCTCCTTCTGTTTTTCCCACATATACTGGTACGACCGCCCGGTCTCCGGATTCACCTTGCACCACATCTCACAATACGGCTGCCCGGTCTCCGGACAAATAATAGTATCGGGCAGGTTCGCGGAACCCAGCGGAACCCAGACCGCAAATTCGGAGCCAACGGGATAGATAGAAACCCAGACACAATCTTCAGCCCATAAAATCAGACCGTCAGCGCCCTTCCGGTATGCAGCGTATGATTTTTTACCAGCCACGGTGCGGATAATGCTCGTGTAAAAAATTCCATCGGGCGATTTCCAGCCTTAATCGAGGAACCAAATTCCATCGGGCGATTTCCAGCCTTAATCGACTATTCAAACTGTAGTGTTGTCCGGGCGCATTGATGATTAATGCGCAGACCAGCACGGCCAACGTAAGCAATAAAATTAAATCTTGCATTTTTTTCCTCCCTACAAAATAAATAAATCCGCTTGTGCATCCCCCTTTTCTAAAATCGCATACAGGTAGCACGCAAAATGGGCGATCTTCAGACAGTCTCTTTTTGCATCTTCGGGACCACGGCTGCTTTTACCAATCCGGTCAACGTATGCTTCCAACTTTCCCTGAATTTTCTCCGGCGTAAATTTGGCAATAGTTTTATCCGGAAAGTTGCCATATTGAGGCACTACGTATTCGTTGATATGTTTTAAAACACGCAATGAAAAATCACTAAATTGTGATACTTTTGTCACTGCTTCCATTTTGTCCATAAAATTCATTCTCCCTAAAACATTAAAATAAGTGCGATCATTAAAATAATTAACCGTACCGAAATATACCGCTTGTATCTGTTCCGGCGATTAATTTTGCGGGTCTGCAAACTGATTATTACCGGGATTGCGATGGGTTCAAAATTTCCAAGCACCGCCTGGGCCTGCACACGATTTAAAACTATGGCTTCTTGCAAGGCTTCGGCAAAATCTTCGAACTCTTTTGCAAGGCGGTACCAACAACCCTGGTACAATCAGAGGCATCATCCCAAGTTAACGCAATCATAGATTTCTCATGTCCTTTAACAACAACTGTTTCTTCGCGGGATCCCGAACCTTGCCGGAAATAGCAATCAGCCATGAGCGCAGCTCGTCGTAATCTAAAAATGACTTTTTCACCCGCTCAATGGAAATGTTCCAGCGACCATCCCAGTGAATTTTTAAAATCTTACCTTTAAGGATAAATCAACCTGTTGACATCAAAATAAATATAGTCTTTCATTCGGCACTTAATCCGATACCTGCAGGGCCGGTGAGGCTTGCAGGCTTGCTGAAGTCGAAAGGGACAGGGGAACTCTCCAGATCCCATAAATTGTTGATCTCTTTAATCTTAACTGTATGATTTCCAGAAGATAACCCAAGGGGAGCCAGATCATAATGCAACCTTGCCGTGCCGTCCCCTAAAATTTCCGGGGCAACAGGAGTTACAACACCGTCAATCTCCACGGCGTACTCTGTCACATCCGAAGACGTCGGTTCCGTTATAATAAACGGCTTCGCAAAACAAACAGCACTAAAAACAACTACTCCAAAAATCACCAAAAAAATAACCTTTTTCATTTTTACTCTCCTTTCAATTGAATGTTAGTTGGTTCGTCTACCGATATTGTTAAAGTACAACAGGAACTATCATTGGCAGGGCAGGATACACTTTTAGAGGGCATATAATCCTCACCGGGATTATAACTACACCACACCCCATACCCCCTGAGATCAACCTCGCTGTTTGCACTCCATTCCAAAGTAATCGAAGAACCACCTCCGAACCACACAACCTCGTTAGACCAACCAGAGTGCAATGCCTCAGTATCAAATGCAGTCGCAACAATATACCGCTCGGCCAAAGCTGAACCCGCAATCAGTAAAAATATTAAGGATAAACCAACAAAATACCATACTTTGCTTTGTCTCGATTTCTTGTGTCGATGTGTAACCATGGCACCTCCATCTCTATACAGGTGATGTATCTAAAATCATCATTCCACGGATCGGCTAAAACATCGGCACGAACCTTATCAACACTCTCCTTCACAGGTTTTAAATCAATGGCCCTGCCAAACTTGTGCTGGCTCAATTCCGCGCCGATTTTACAATCCCAGGGACGCCACCCCCGATACTGATTCGCACCACCCCAGTACCAATCATTAGCAACCATCGGTCCGTACCGCTTCCGGAGCCGATCCATGGTAATTTTCAACCGATCGTCAAAGACTCCCCACAATGTCAGGGGTTGGTAGGAGCGAAAAATCTCGGGCGGGAACAACTCGTACAGCTCAAAACCTTCCGGAATAAACATGCCTCTCACCTCGCTGTAACATTTGTAACAAACATGATCGTGGTGGCGGGTAATAAAAATAGTGTATGTTTCGCAACCACAGTGGTTGCAGATCACCGACGGAATTTAAAAAGTGTGTCACCGGTAGATAATTTTCCTCTCGTAATTCGAAGATTGTTGCGCCTGGCAATGTCCCGGGCCTGAACTTCCATGATGCCCACAGGATTAAACTCGGTCAGCTCGGGCATGTAAGCTGATTCTTCCACAGTCAACACACGTAGTATGTTTTCTTCAAAATCCATGCTCACGCTCCCCTGGCCATATCGTCATAGTCAGCGCCGGTGCCGTGGATGTCCGGGTCACGGTCCGGGATAATCGTACCGCCCTGCTGGAAAAAGCCGGCGTCCTCGGCGATCTTCTTTAAACCCGTGGTTCTCCAAATGGCGAAGATCTCTCTATGGACCTTGCGGATCTCCTCAAAGATCGGGTGGATACGCTTCTGGCCTTTGGAATCATCATAAATGATTTCATCGCCGATGAGCAGCTTCTCCATCTTGAGCTGACACAAATCGTAGTATAACGGGATCAAGTGCATGCCAACCCATTGCATTAGGAATTGATCGTTGGCGCGCTCTAAAAGCTGCATGAAAGGTTCAAGGTTGGCTGTGAGATATTTCCTCTCTATCAAACAGGCGGCCTCACCCTTGGGCTCTTGCTCGGAACACTTATATGGACAAAGGAGGGCAAACTTACAGTGAATACCGGTACAAACTTTTACTTTATCCCAGATATTAATCTGAATATCGCTGTTTAAACTTCCTTTTGAGAGATTAAGCTCTCCAATTCTGGCACGATCAAGGGTCATTTTTCTTCACAAAGACTTATTATAGGGGGAGAATTGTTTATTTTTAAATAAAATCTCGTCGAGTATGCTTTATTTTTTACTATTTGTCAATTCATTTTTGAACTTTGGCGAGGTTCTGGAAGCAAACTGTGCGAAAAGAGGGTTATCGCGTGAAGCAAAATGATGTGACAATTTATGGTCATGTCCCCACACCTCAAAAGAGCCGGGGGGGGTGTTTAAGATTTGAACAGGGGTGTTCAATTACTTAACACTTATCCATTTTATTAGTGATAATAAGACTTTATAGGCCATAAAGACTTATAAGTATACAATTACTGCCTGTTCAGTTTCTTAACAGTTGCCTGTTCAGTTTCTTAACACCTTCCTGTTCAGTTATTGAACAGGTAGGCAGTTTCTGCATAGTACGCCTGTCGTCAATACCAACCGTACCAGCAACGTTACCCAACCGTTACCGTTACCACAAGGTAACGTTACCCACCGTTACCCACCTATGCAATAACTGCATAGTATGATATTCAATAGTTAATTTTCTTTTGATTAGAGCAGCAGAGCAGAGCAGAGCAGAGCAGAGCAGCAGAGCAGAGCAGCAGAGCAGAGCAGCAGAGCAGAGCAGAGCAGAGCAGAGCAGAGCAGACAAAACAAAAAAAGCCCGGTTATCAGATAACCGGGCCTTTTAAATCAGTTGTTTTTATCTATTCCGCATATCTCAATTTAAAGTTAGTTGATTCAACAACCCTTTGACTATTTGGTATGGTTACCGTGTAATGTTCTTTTGTTTTGTTATGAGTCAGGGTTATATCCTTTGAAATCTTATGGCTATAAAGCAGATAACCCTTGTTAATTGTTTTAATTACAATCCTTTTAGGTGTAACCTGATTATAAAACTTGTCAATACTTGCCTGATTATTCGAGTACAAACAACCTATTCGATCATAACCCTTGACAGTAACGTCTTGTTTTTTAAATATCATACTCTTTTCATAAAGGTTATCTGTTACCCACTTTTTATAAGTGCTTATGCTATTAACTAAAGGTATGGCCTTCACTCCAAAAGGCGTACTTGTAAAAGAATGATTTATATAAAAGTTATTTTTAACTGCAATCCCAGCGTACTTTGTGAAATCGTATGTTATATGGTTATCACTTGTATAACCTTGACTTGTTTTAGTTGCCAAATATCCTCTATTATTAGCAAGTTTTAAGTTATTATCAAAGGTTTCCTTGTCAAAAGTTTCCTTGTCAAGCAGATCAGACTTGTAAAGGTATGCCACTTGCCCTTTAAAAGGTCCGTATTCACGTTTTATTTTTACTGCGTTACTGGGTGTATGATCTTTGTATTTTGGAAGTTTTTTATCCTGTGTCGTGCAAGGTGTAGCAAATTCAGTTCTGTAAAGATTTTTTAACTTCATTCGGTATAATTTTTGATTCAATGCTTTTATGGTTCTGTTAGTTTTAACCCTTGCATTATTTTCTGTTAAATTTGGATATAATTTTAAAGCAATTTCTTTTTGACTCATACCTTTGACATGATACAGGACAAAAAGTTTTTTATTGACTTTCTTTTTAAGTTTTTTCAAAACGTGTTTTAATAGTCCTTTGTAATTATTGTATTGCGTGAAATCCGTACTCTTTTCAATATCATTGTATGAGTCAAAAAATTCAATGATGTTTTCAGACGTTTCAAACGATCTCATTTTATCAATAGTGGTATTGCGTAACGTCTTATTAAAAAGATGTTCAACATTTTTAATGGTTTCCTTTTCAGATAATGCAAGTAATTTAATCATACTTTCATTCAAAATATCTTGCATGATTATCTGTTTTTGACTTATGCCTTTTGTATCCTGCAATCTCAATTTTTGGAACTGACTCATTTTTTGTGAATACAGCCTTAATAGTTGTTTTGTTTGCATGGTTACACCTTCCTTTTCTGTTTTTGGTTCTGGGTTGTATAAATCCCTCTTGTCAAAAACTTTTGGTTCATACTCTTTACTTTCTGGGTTGTATGCTTCCTTAATAACTAATTGCATGGTTACACCTTCCTTTCTATTTAATGGTTGATATTGATATACATTCTATATGTATGATTAATCTTGTCAAACATTATTTTTCTATTTATTTTTATCAGTTTATTAATAAATCATTATAACCTATTGATAATTAATTAAATATCAGTATAAATCTTTTTTGTAATTTTTTTGAATTTGAAACGTCTATATATTTGAAAAGATATTTAACCTTTAAAAAATAGGTGTTTTATGAACCGTAAAAAAGTAACCGTTATTCGTAAATCAAAGTCAAAAGTTTTCAGAACAAAAAAACTTGTTAACATTGAAACCCTGAAAAATTTTCAGGCAAAACCGATTATTTAATAAATTTTTTCTAAAATAGTGTCTCATTAATTTTTAAGACACTATTTTAAAGATGATTTATTTCAAACCGTCTCATTTTAATTGAGACACTATTGTTTCATCTAATCCGAGACACCTGTCTCATTATGCTGATACACTTCTGCCTCAATAATTTGAGACACAAGTGTGTATAACTTGAGACATGTCTCACCGATACAAAACTGTATCAGATTATTCGGGACATAAATGTATCATTTTAACTTGAGACAGTGGTGTTCACTTTCTGGACAGTGGTGTTCACTTTCTGGACACCCGAACAACTTGAACGGCCATAGAGCAACCGGCCTCATCCTGGCGGCCTAACCTGCCAGTCAGCTTGTCGCCCATAAAACTCATTGGCTAAGATCCTACACACGGCTTGAGGCTCGCTGTGTATAGGATGCCCTTCATCAACTATGGCTTGATTGCCGTAACGTGTGATCGGCATATTTTGTGAGCTTGATTATTAAGCCACGGAGCCGGGATGCTGTATTGCGGAGCTGCGGGCTGAATAAAGCCCAACTGCCATGACGCTAACACTTGGATATACCAATGCGACCGATATGCCGTCCTGTAACATCATGGTCGCAAGGGAGCCTGAAATACGGATCGAGCGGTGCGCCTTCTATGCGCACAGATTGCAGGATGGATAATTTGCCAATCGGTTATCCTGGTATTTTTGATTGGTGGGGTGGTAGTCCTCTGATCCCCTCACAAACAGCGGGCTGACTGTGGGGCAAAGTCCCTCCGTGTGCCTACCACGCTAACGGTTAGAAATGCGGTCTATGTCTGGCCAATGACTGTGGATGAAAGATCCTCCGTGAGCTGAAACACGCTAAAAGGTCAGTCCGTGCTCATAGTGGGTTAATATTGGGCGGTTGGATATTTTCTCCGGCCACATACTGGATGGTAACATCCGGGCTGAATTTTGGAAGTGAGGTGGAACTGCTTATCTTGCTTTCAATTAGGCAATGGGTTTTTTAAATCCATGTGGCAGGGATTGTTAGCTATACGGATTTGCGGGATAAAATCTCATGGAAAATATTCAGCGGCTTGGAAAATTTTCAACCTTAAATTTGTGCTTTCCCACGCCGGGCTTAACCAGCCCGGCGTTTCTTTTCCTCTCAGTTGTGGCAATCGCTGAGCCAATGTTTGCTCGGCTCAGGTATTTTCACAACAACCAATAAAATGGGAGGGAAAAAATTATGCAAGAAGATTACAAGTATGAATATGTCAATGTCGATTACATCGAGGCTGACCCAAATCAGCCAAGAAAAAACAAGCCCCAGTCTTACATCAAGGGCGAACTTGCGGTTTCCATAGCGAATGAAGGCATGAAAAACGCTATTGATGTTTTTCCGCACCCCAAGACTCCGGGATGGCAAATGCTGATGAATGGAGAATGTCGGCTGACTGCTGTTTCAATGTTTATTAAGGAATTTTGGGATGGTCAACCCCGTCATGGTTTCAAGATCGAAGATGGAAAAACTTACATCTTGGCGAGGGTCTACGAAAAACCCATGACTCAGGCCGATGTTTTTCTGAATCAAATCATGGATAACCTGGTCAGGAAAAACATGGATCCGCTGGAAACCTTGGAAGCCATTGACAGAGCTTTGAATGAGCATGAGCTTCCGATGGAAAAAGTTGCGAAGGCTTTTGGAAAATCCGTAGCTATGATCGAGGCGGATCTCCCTATTCTGCAACTGCCGACACTCATGAAAAGAGAGTGGGATCAAGGCCGACTGCCGAAACCTGTGGCAAGGAAAATCGCTTCTCTTAAGCCGAGTCAATTCGAGAAGGCTTATTCATGGGCGAAAAACGGCAGAACCGCTGATGTGATGTTGAAAAAAGTTGATGCCTATTTAGCCGAGTATAACCAGATGAGTTTGTGGGCGGAGATTAAAGACGGAGCAGACGAGAAAACTCGCAAGGCTGCAAAGGTGTTATTTGGTCAGATCAAGAATCAGATGGAGAAATTTTCACAGTCGCCATTTACCAATGGCGAGTCGAAAATGCTCATCCTCTGCAACAAGCAGAAATTGCCGGAGATTGAAAGAACGGCAAAAGAGATGGCGAAAATCGCAAGCAATTTACTCGAAACCCTCAATGAATTTCGAGTTCAGAAAAAAGAAGCCGTGGTATAAATCGCTTTATATAGGGGAGGTTTTAATACACAGAACCGGAGGCGCATCGAGTATGCCCTCCGGTTTTTTTTATGCGTGCGTACGCACGGAAGGGGGACTGCCATGAAATGTGAAAAGTGCAGACGGAAAACTTGTGTGATCTTTATAAACAGGGAGCACGAAAAATTATGTCCGAAATGCAGAGGGAAAAAATAGGTTTGATAGAAATTCCATGCTCACCCTGGGTGGAATTTCTATGAAGTTTATTTTTCTATAAAGGGGGTGGAAAAAAATATGATGATTTTAAAATTGATGGAGAAAATTTTCTATGCTTTGGCCATCTCATACATGGCTTTTCACGTCTGGAAATTCATTGCACCAAAACTCATTTTTTAGCTCTATGCAAATAACGTGCCTGCGAAAAAGGGTCAGGCTTGACAGATTTCTTGCCTATATATTCTCTCTTGGGAATATAGGGCATTTTTTCGCTGTTTTTCGTTGAATTTTCTTGACCAATAATCAAAAAAGCAGCGAAAAACACACTTAACCCATGGAAATTATTCAATGAGTAACATGATTAACGTGTGAGTAAGAACTTTTTCGCTGTAAACCCCTGTTATCATTGATGACTAACCCGAGTAATTAGGATCTCACTTTTTTGAAAACTTTTTCCCCCTATACTTATTACTCATAGAAAAAAATCAATAGATAACCATTGGAAATATAAGAGAAAAAAGGTGAGTAAGAACTTTTTTCTGCACGAGTGTCCCCGGTGGAGATAACCATTGGAAATAATAAAGGATACTAGTGAGTAAGAACAAGGCCAAAAGTTCTTACTAGTTGTTAATCATCTTACTCATTGAATGATTTTAATTAGTTACGAGGTGTTATTTTTTTGAATTTTTTTTGGAGAATTGCGAAAAAGGTACTACAATGTGGGTGGTTTTAGCAATTTGTGTATGTGGGAATTGGCATGTCATGGTTCTTATATACCCCACATTAGTTTTATATGTCAAGGTTTTTTAATTATTAATGTTGGAAAAAAAAGGAGGAGAAAATTATGCAAACTGTCGGAACGAATGTGGCCTACGAGGTCAAAGAAGGAAAAATGACGATCGAGATTGACCTGACCAAGGAATTTGGCCGGTCAAAGTCAGGAAAAACCATCCGCATCGCCAGCACCGAGGGAAACCAGAAGATTGATGGCACAGATGCGATCATGGGTATCAACATTTACAAAAAGTAAATCTTAAGTAAGAGAAAAAATCCATTTTGAGAAAGGAAAAAACAGAACATGTTGTGATTACATTTAATCCCCAGGCTGGTGGTAATGGCGAGCCCCCCTGGGGAGGCTAACTCTTGAGAAAAGAGGATGAGCCTAAAAAAAGGAGGTGAGATCTATTGAGAAAATTACTGCTTTTAACCGATGAGCTGGAGAAATCTCAGGAAGAAAATCAGAGATTTTATGATGAATCCGGAAATAGTCTGCATAAATTTTTCGGAATGGTTCGAAAATAATGCTAACCCAACAATCTTCGCCTCGCCCACTCACTGGCCGATAAGCCGGACTTCCTGATCCGGCTTTTCAGCTGGTTCATTTCCACCTTTGTTACCCGTAGAATGCCCAAAAATACCTCTGTTCTCTGAAGATGTTTCGGCTTGAATTTCGTCTTTGGAGATTTTGAACCCCTGGGTCGTCCTGCCCCTGCCCTCGCCCCGCCATGTTTTTTTTCCATAGAGAAAAATCTAATATTTTTGATTGATAATGTCAAGCGAAAAAGGAGGTGGTAGCATGAATTGTAAGTTCTATCAGGATTTGATATCCGGTAAATTTGCAACAATGGTTAAGGAAAATATTAAAGGGCAAAAGGTAAATAACTCTGAGGAGTTATATAATATTATGAAACCTTTGACTGCCCAGGAACAAGCCGCAGCGGTAATTTTTTGCCACAACCATCCTTCAGGAAGTTCCGATCCGTCGCCTGAAGATCTTTCTATCACCTTTCAACTGATGATCGCCCTGCAATCGGTTGGTGTCACAATACACGAACACCTGATCGTCGGCGATAGGGCGTTTTACAGTATGGCAGATCGAGGAACGATAGCTCGATTAAAAACGAAGTATAAAGATTTAACCCGAGTGTGACTCCATGAGAGCTGTTGAAAAAATTCGACGGTTCTCACGGATTCATAAGATCCGGCCGGGCTGTATGGTTCGGTAAATTTATTTCAAAGGAGGTGCATATGAAAGTAGCAAAGAAAGACCTTGTAGAGGGCCTGAAAATGGTCAAAGGGTTTAAAAATGGTAAGTCCTATCCGGAGCTGGGAAAAGTTTTGATTGATGGCCCCAGCCAGAAGATCATCGCAACGGATATGCAGACCAGGGGTGAGGTAGCGATTTCGCTGACTGATTACAAGCAGAAAATCGTTGGCGAAAAACCCGCCGTGGTGCATCCGGACGAAGACCTTACCACAGACCTGAAATCATTGAAGGTCGGGCAGCTTGTCGATCTGTGCGAGTACGCCGGCATCGATCTCGGCGAGAAGGCCAAGAAAGCTGATATGGTTGAATCGATATTTAATGCCAGCGAAGCCGCCGCCCAGACCGAGGAGAAACTGCCGCCGCCCGAGACCGAGGTTGACGAACGGTTCCTGGTAGACCCGGACCACCTGCTTAAGATCGTGAATTCCGAGAATTCCGGGGATGTTATTGATCTTCATGTTGAGGAGTTCGAGCAAAAATCGGACTTTTTGACCGAGGGTGTCAACGCAACGGCCCTGGCAATCGGGGAGCATTTTCAGCGCATCCCGCTGACCGACATCAAAGAGTTCCCTGATGCTCGAGAATTTACCGGGACTCAGGTTGCCACCATAAAGGGTGATGACCTGAGAAGCTTGACGGATGCCTGCAATTACAAAGATGACGCTTCGCCGCATCAAACGGTTGTTATGTTCGATGCCAAGGAGAAAAATCTGGTGTCCACCAACGGTAACCGTTTGCACATGCTGAAGCATCAGATCAACCTGAAGCAAAACATCACGCTGCCGGCGGGTGCTCTGGGAACTTTGGCGAAAGTTGCCAAGGACAAAGATGTTACCATGAAGATCGACAAGAACGGAAGCCGGGCTCAATTTACCTACGGCAAGCTGACCGTGTTGACCAAGGATGAAGACGTTAATTTCCCGGATTACATGGGATTTATGAACGGTACGAAAACCGTTCACAGCATCGAGATTGACAACGACGTGTTCAAAGACGTCGTAAAACAGGTCGGGCTGATCTCCGAGGTCGCGGATTTCACACTCAACGGCGTGATGAACGTCGAGGCTGCCAATGACGACAAGGGAGAATACCGCAGGTTTGACGTACCGTTTCTCAAAGGCAAGGTTGATCCCGAAATGACCGTCCGGTTGAATACGGGCTATGTCGCGGACGCCCTGAAGCACGTGGGTAAAAAAGTTACCCTGAAGCTGTCCGATGATTCGATGAAACCCGTGTTTTTCGAAGGCGGAAATTTAAAAGCCGCTATCATGGGAATAAACAGTTAGATATCAGCGAACCCCTCTTTTATATTCCTTGAAAGTCATTTTTTACTTGACTTATGTTCACTTTGGAGTATAAAAGAGGTATTTTATTAGCCCAAAAGGAGGAAACGCATGGAGTTTTTTGAACGAATTTACCCGGTCATAGAATCGGGTAAGTTAACAATAACAATGGTTATCAGCAAGCCTGTTCATGGGAAAATCGCCGTGAGCGTGCTGCCCAAACAGACGGATGAGAAAGCGGATAAGATTGAGGTTAAACCGCTGGTTATATCCGGAACTCCCAAAGAACTGGACGAGGGGTTCATTAATGAACTGACAAGAGCCGGCCGATCGACCCATGGTTTAATGAGTTCCATAGACGAGTATAACGATCTGGTCGAGAAACAAAAGCGAGCCGTGGTGAAAAAGACCGACAAGACCGTGAAAAAGAAGGCCGCGCCGGTTAAGACACCTGGTGCTGTCAGTCAACAACCAGGTTTGTTTACATAAAAGGGGGTGGCTCAAATGGCATTAGACGTAACGAATATAAAACGGGTGTTTCTTCATAAGGGCGAACCGCTCACCGATCCCGCCCCTGAGATGTCCCCGCACGACGTGTTGCAGTTTTACAGCAACACCTACCCCGAACTAACCACTGCCACGGTTACCGGCCCGGAAATCAAGGACGGTGTAGCCGAGTACAAGTTTTCCACATCCGTGGGGATGAAAGGATAGGTATGAGAAAAGTATCCGTTCAAGCTGAACTGGATCGGGAGTACATGGAAGATATGGGCGAAAAATTAGGTTTAAGTGGCGAAGCACTGGCAATGTTTCGCCACTTTAATTTCGTGGCATTGGATCTTCTGGTGGACGAAGAAACCGGCACGGTCCATGCCTGGTATGGAGGAGGTGTGACTGAATGAACGAGAGGAAGATTAGGGTTTTAGATTTAATAATTACTAATACATCAAATGATGCAAAGCACTTTGATGGTCAACCCTTCAATGGAAAAACTGTAGCTGAATACTTTGGGAATCAGGGTGCTGCTATAGTAGCATTAGCTAATATTATTAAGGAGGTAATAAAGGAGAATGACCCGGCAAGAGATGGAGCAAAAGCTCTATAATCAAATCAAAGACATACCGCCCTTTAAATTTTTATCCATGGATCAGCAGGGTGAACGCCTTGCTGAATTCATGGATATCGCATGGAAAATTCATGAGGTGGTGAAAGATGATAGAAATCATTAATTACAACTCATACGGCGAGCTGGAGGTGGCCTGGGAATCGCGTCAGTATTGCTATTTTGGCTTTCCCCAGGCTCAGCTAAAAAAACTGCGTCACTTCTTAAGGTTTAAAAATTACCGGAACGCCATAAAAATGCTCAAGAAATATGAGTGCCAGGAGTTATCATGCTCACCGTAATATGCCAAAACCCCAAGTGCGGCAAGATATTTAAGGTGGCAAACCACTTTGCTGCCCGTCGAAAATATTGTCCGGAGTGCAACAAAGATATGCACCGTAAAAGATGCAGGGATTATTACAGAGCGCACAAGGACGAAAAAAAGGATCCCAAGAAAATAAAGCTCTGCTCCTGCGGGTGCGGTCGCCCGGTGGGTGAAGGCCTCCATTTTTTATCGGAGTACTGCTTTAAAACCAAACAGAACGATGACGTTGATGAGTATGCCGATTGGAGTAGCAGACAATGACACTCGAAGAATATTTGAAGGTGAAAAAATGCAGGAAAAAAAAGGAGAAACAGCTCAAAATGCTGCACAACGGTGTCGGGCGCCTGCTGGTGGACTCCGACAGGGCATACCGGACCGGCATAGAGCGGCCCGAGCGATTACCTGCCCCGCCCTGCATGGTGTGCCTGCCGTAAAGCACGAGCTGGAGGTGTGTGCGAAATTGCACTACGGAATGTTTGATTCAGAAAGAAAACAACTTCAAGCCATAAGGGAAATACGAAACATCTTAAAAAACTATGAAATTTCCATACCGGACTTAGATAAAAACACACCAACCTGGAAAGTGCTGGGCACGATCCTTGAAAAACTGCACGGACTCATCCCGAATGATTTTCAATGGGAAATAATCGAGTCACCAAACTATTTGATTCGAGTTTACCATAAATACTCTAATGTCTGTGAGTATGATATTTATATGCTCTCCCTGGAATACCTGCCAAAACTAAAGAATCAAAATCGTAAGATTTATAATTTAATTCTATCCATGATGAGCTTGTTAAACAAGCATTGCAATATGCCGCACATGGATATGGATGAGCGTATGCTTGATTATTTTGATGAGCGCATCGGGGAAGAAAAATATGAGGACGATCCGGATGAAGGTTTAATTTCGTATTATTCAGACATGATTCATAAATACATGAAAGGTGAACCCGGTTTCTATGAAAATTGTATTAATCGGCTGAATTTTTCCATAGATGATTTTGCGCAAATGCTCGCTCAATTCAACCCTGAAAACGATCTTGAAGTAGAGATTTTTAGCTGGTGCTTTAAGGGGTATGAATTAATCAGAAGCGGTTTGGACTATAATGATTTTCTCGACTATGAATTTGAACGAGGCATTGATGGGGCGAACCCATATAATTATATGCGATTCGTATGGTCATTGGATGATTATATGGGCGAGGAAGTTTTAAGAGATTCTGAAGAATATTGCAATAGTGTCGGCATGATTCCGTTTGTGCACAACTTTTACTTAACCGGCAAGGATTGCCTGGAAATTAACAGGCTGAAAGTTCCTCAATGGCCTTATAACCTTATGAAATTTTTTGAAATGGGGACAGGTGTTTCTCAAAAATTAATGGAGGCTTGATGGATTACTCTAACTTTCACCTAAGAAAATCCCTGATGATATATCAGGCGGACACCAATACAGATTACTATGCGGAACTGCATGATATTACACGGGACGGCACCCTGCTGGGCGGGAAGCCTCTGACATGGAAAAACCTGAAAGGTTTGATCACCCTGTTTCAGCAAAAAAATCAGCCGGATAAATCCGGGTTGTTCCCTGTAAATTTATTAACACATGATGTTCATAAAACCCTCTGGTATTACCCGCCGATGATTCGCCAGCTATATTTTTCGGACGCCTTGAACATTCCTGACGGCCTGGCATGGTGCCCCGGTTTGATCTTTATGGTTACGGGAAGCACCCTGTCCGTGTTTGCCTACGTCGGCAAAGACCGCCCTACCCTCGAAACCGAGCTGTACTATGCCCCGTTTCACAACAGGTACGAGGACGGGAATATGTGTATGGGGAGTGCTAAAAGAATACAAGGAAAAACCATTGATCAGATTATCCGTGGCTGGGAATCGGCTTTCTTCAACTCCAAATTTTCTCATTTTGTAGCCAATCCCTGCAAGGGAAGAAAGAACCTGAATGCTATTTGGACGAAACTTATAACTAAAGGAGGCCGGTTCCCCCTTAAAACAACCATGAAAAAACATATGGTTTCCAAGAAAAAAGCAAAGGTACTGGGGGATTTATTATGACTCACTACGCTGACAAATACTTATTAGACCCCACACACCCGATCACCGTCGCGCTGGTAGGGTGCGGCGGTACCGGATCGCAGGTGCTAACCTGCCTGGCCCGCATGGACTTCGCCCTGCAGGGCCTGGGGCACCCTGGGTTCTATGTTCAGGCATACGATCCGGACATCGTGAGCGAGTCCAACTTCGGGCGACAATTGTTCTCACCCGCCGAAATCGAGCAGAACAAAGCCGTCGCTCTGATTACAAGGGTAAACCGGTTCTTCGGACTGGCATGGGAAGCTAATGCCATCCCGTACTGCAGGGATACCGTCGAAGTTATTGATCCCACCAATATAATTATATCCTGTGTCGATACTGTTGAAGCACGCATCGCATTGGCGGAACTTTGGGACGAGGATGTTCGAGGGGGGCAGGAGTATAACGAAGGAATGTACTGGATGGATTTTGGCAACACCCAGAAGACCGGTCAGGCCGTGCTTGGCTCATGGGACGAAATAAAGCAACCCGATGGTCAATCCCAAAAGCTCCCTCACGTGCTGGAATTGTTCTATGACGAGTTTGAACGGGCAACCGAGGAAGATCAGGGGCCGTCATGCAGCCTTGCCGAGGCTTTAGGCAGGCAGGATCTGTTTATCAATTCCACGCTGGCTATGCTCGGCATGGACATACTCTGGAAACTAATTCGAGAAACCCGAATCGAATATCATGGTGTCTTTGTAAATTTAGAGACCATGAAGGTTAATCCAATACCAATTTAAGGAGGTGAAACTATTGGTTTATATTTATAAGTGTAAAAGGTGCAAGGGAGAGCTTGAAACTGATGAGCAGTTAAATTGCAGGCGGGAAAGGTGCTCAAAGTGCAACAAATGTCTGTACTCCCTGCAGGAGAAATTTGGATGTAACAGAAAGGAGGAAAGCAATGAGGCCAACCCAAGTATTTGAATCATTAAAGATTCTTAAAAACGCCGACCTGCCCTGCATTTTATGGGGCCCGCCGGGAGTTGGAAAGTCATGTATCATCCAACAACTGGTGGACTGGCTTAACGCCACCGAGGGCGGTGATTGCAAATTAATCAAACAAAAGGCAAAGGCACTGTACGGCTTCAGGGATATTCGGGCATTGCTGCTCGATCCTGTTGATATTCGTGGGTTGCCATCAATCAACGGCGACCAGAAAGCGCACTGGTGTCCGCCGGCATTCCTGCCGACGGAAGGCAAGGGCATCATCTTTTTTGATGAGCTGCCCTCAGCACCGCCGCTCACACAGAACGCCCTGCTTCAGTTATTCCTTGATCGAAAAATCGGGGAGTACGAGCTGCCGCCTGGCTGGTGGATCGTAGCCGCCGGCAACCGGGAAATTGACAGAGCGTTCACCCACCGGATGAGCACCCCCATGGCGAACCGGCTCATTCATATTAACTACGATGTAAGCCAGGAAGATTGGATTACATGGGCGTACCGCGCTGATATTTATCCAATGGTGATTGCGTTCATTCATAATTTTCCGCAGCTGCTGTTGGACTTTGACCCGATGAACGATTCTCAGAACCCGGAAAAGAAAAACGAAAAAGCGTTCGCCTCGCCTAGGACATGGGAATTTACATCCGACATTTTAAAGCAGCACCCGCCGCAGGATTTAAAGTTCGAGCTGTTAAGCGGCACGGTCGGCAAGGGGCCCACCGGTGAGTTCATGACATTCGAGAAAGTTTATAACGAGCTGCCGGACATGGACAATATCCTGGCGCATCCCAAGACCGCCGGTGTTCCCACAGGTAAGCCTGACATAATGTACTCGCTGACCTGCGCGCTGGCATCCATGGCCGATCAGGACAACTTTAAGAACATCGTAACATATTCTATGCGGGTGGAAAAAGAGTGGTCCATGAAATTAATGAAAGACATCGTCCGCAAAGACCCCATGCTCATGAAGCACAAAGCGTACACCACGCAGTGGTTCCCGGAGCACGGGCAGTATTTGCAGTAGGGGGTGAGGCAAGATGGCATATACGCCAGAATTAAACTATCAGCGTAGTTGCGCATTGAGGCGTATTGCATGGGCTTTGGATGTGCCTATGACAAAAGCGATAGGAGTGATTATCGATCATACTTGCGAGGCCATAGACAGCAATAAAGTATGTAAATTTTGTAGAGATAAGACGCGTTGTCAAAATTGCGTGTTTAAGGAGGAATAGATGCCGTTTACAAATTATGATCAATGGAAAACAGCAAGCCCATACGATAACGACATTGATTGGGCCGAACACGGAGCAAGGTGCCCCAAGTGTGGTAGCGATCAATTTGAAGTCGTCGGTTCTGATGCAGATTCATTAGATTTCGACGGAGGCGATTAATGCCAACAAAACTCATTGATGAAGAAATAGCTCGTTTGGTCGAGATTGATGATAAAATCAATCAAAAGGAAATCGAATTATTTAAACAAAAACGATCCGTTCGGATGCAATTATGTCAATTGCGTAAAAAAAGACAAGAAATTATTAAAAATTTAAACCGAAAACCTGGCAGACAGCCTCGGTTTACCATTGAACAGCGCATGAAGCAGGTGAAAATTATTAAACGTATGCGAGGTGGTGGGAAAACCTGGCGCGAAGTGTCAAATGCTTTGGGATATAAAAATCATCCCGAATGTATTCGCATCTTAAAAGTTTTTGGAAAGGAGAAAACCAATGTTGTTAGACCTAAGCTCAAGAGCCGTCCTGGTGTCATGTGAGGTGAACATGTACCGCACGAACCGGGTGGACAAGGAAGTAACAAACAAGATTAATGAGGGATGCAGGAGAAAGGCAGGATCATTCACGAAATATACGATGGCCAAGGATTGTACCAGCGGGTACGAGTCCGCGGCCGCCGATATTAAGAACTTTCATAAACTCATGACCCTGCCGTGGGATCCTGTTAACCGCATTCTGGCCATCGAGCTGCACCAGGAATACATGGACGGTCAGCGCCAGCGAATCTCAACGTTCGAGGATCGCTATGATCAGTTCTGTATTAACTATTCCGGTTATGTTCATGCCGAGAAAGAATTACTCGGAACGATGTGGAAGGCTGGGGATTACCCGGCTGTCTCGAAAATTCGTGACCTGTTCGGAACTAAACTGAACATTGTTCCTATCCCTTCGGTGGGGGACTGGCGCGTGAAGCTGTCCCAGGACGAACTGGACTATCTGAACGACAACCTGGAAAAACAGATCACTGCCCGGTTTGCCGGGGCAATGGCCGGTGTATGGAAAAAGCTGTACGATCCGATCAAGAAAATGGCGGACCGTTTGGCGGAGTCCAAGAAACCGCACAACTCCATCGTGCAGAATATTAAAGACCTGCTCCCGGTGCTGCCCAAGCTGAACATCGGCAACGATCCCAAGCTGGACGAAATGGCCAAAGAGATCGAGCAAAAACTGTGCCGGTTTTCCGGCAAGGAGATCAGGGGGAACGAGGAAGTTCGAAACACTTTAAAGGACGCCACAGCTGAGATCATGAAGAAGATGGCGCCGTACGCGGGGGTGGTATGTTAACAAAGGTATGTTAACAAAAACTGAACGCATGAGACTGGAAGAAGTTTTTCTGGCCGGCGCCATGCTCGTCACGGAAGAAAATGAACACTGGATCAGCGGATACGATGAAGGATTAAGTTTTTGTTATGATTGCGCACATAAAAAAGTGGAGGATCTCCGAAGATCAGATCCGGATGGCGAGTATGATGTTGATGGTGGTTGGGGTACAGATGGTGATGGAACCCCGTATTGCGAAACATGCTTTCAAAGATTGGATAATACTCTGACTCAATACGGATGCGAAGCGGAGGTTGATCATTTTCTAAGGTACGGTTTTGATCCAAACTACCCATATGAGTGTGACGATATGCACAAAGTGATTGAGTCGGGTTCATGGGAACCCTATTTTGATAAAGATAAGTTATATTTCGACGATCTCCACAAACTATGCCGAATTATTTTGAATCAGTATTTCTGGATCATGCCAAACAACGATTTCCGGCATATGTGGGAGTGAGGAGGTGAAAAATGATCAAAGACAAAGAGGCCCGCTTCCAGATGGTGCGGGCACGATCCGGGCTGATAGCTGAAGCACCGTTCTTCGGTACGCTGTCCCTAAAGCTCATTTTAAAGGAAGACTACGGCTGTAAAACGATGTGGACCGACGGCATACACCTTGGATACAACCCTGAGTTCGTGCACTCGCTTACCATCGGTAAGATCCGGGGTGTTGTCTGTCACGAATGCATGCACTGTGCTTGCATGCATCATACCAGAAGGGGTGATCGGAAACATGAGAAATTTAACAGGGCTGCCGATTATGCGATTAATCCGCTGGTAACGGATGCCGGATTTAGGTTGCCGGAAGGCGGCTTGGACGACCCGGCGTTTTACGGGATGTGTGCAGAGGAGATCTATTCATTAATTCCCGATCCGCCTGAAGGTGGCGGCTTTGGCGAAGTTCGAGACATGCCGAACCCGGAAGACGAAAACCAGCCCGCCACCGAATCCCAGAAACGAGAGCACGAGGTCGACTGGGAGCTGACCGTAAGACAGGCCAAGAACCAGGCGAGTGCCGAGGGTAAGATGCTGGGTGGTATTAAAGAGATGGTGGATAACATCTTAAAGCCCAAGGTGGACTGGCGAGTCGTGCTCATGAGGTTCATCGAGAAGATAACCCGGAACGACTATCAGTGGATCCCGCCGAACCGCCGCTTTATTCACATGGGTATTTATCTGCCGAGCATGTTTTGCAGGGAGCTTAATCCCGGTGTCCTGATCATGGACGCTTCAGGTTCCACATTAAAGGACCGGCAGCAGTTTCTCGGGGAGTTTAACGGTATCCTTGAAACGTATCCCACCGAGCTGACCGTGGTTTATGTTGATACTAAGGTGCAGGGAACACCCGCGATTTACACCCGTGAGGACCTGCCGATATTGTCCCTTGAATTTAGCGGGGGCGGCGGTACCCGGTTTTCACCGGCATTTGAGTGGATCGAAAGAAACTATGACGGCACTCCGGGATTTGCGATTTATCTGACAGACCTGGAAAGCAGCGATTACCCGGCAAGCCCGCCGGATTATCCCGTGCTGTGGGTGAAAACCCCAAGCGGCCGGGGCAGTGATCCGCCCTGGGGCGAGCTGGTGCATATGGGGGTGAATTAAGATGAAATGGTTATGTAAAAAAGACTTTAAAATGAATCATGATAATCGGGTGGTATTTACAGCAGGTAAAACTTACGAGGAAGTTTCTCGTATTAAGCATGACAAATGGGTTGATATTTTTCTGATTGATGATGAGGGTGAACGTCATGGAATGGATTTAATAGAAGACATGTTAAATTATTTTAAGGAGGAATAATGAAAAGACTCACAGACTACACCAACGAAGAGCTTAGAGATTTAAATCAGGATGGAATTGAGCGTTTAATCGACCTGGAGTGTTGCTTTGAAGGCATACCGCTACTGCCGGAGTCGTCGCCAGTCAAACCGGAAGTAAACAAGCCGCAGGAAGATTTAAACCTTTTCAATATTGATGATGTATTGCTTGAGCGCAAAGAAGATGCTCAAGAAATTGTTAATCTTCTTAATGGCATGACACGTATGCGACGAGATTGGTCAACAGATGGTTATGTATTGAATGAAGAATCTGTTTCTTTTAAGCCGCAAAAGGCTTTCTCGTCAGAGCATCGAGAAAAGCATAAGGCTCAAGAGAAGGCTGCTAAAGAAATTGAAACTCGTTATAATTTGGCGAAGAAAGAATATGATGGCATCATCAAAGAGCGTAAAAGTGTTATTGATAAAGTTAGTGTTGCTGTAGGTTTGGCATTTGATGAGGTTGAGAAAATCAATCGGTACAAAAAGCAATACGCCCGCTACCTGCAACTGGCCGAGGGAGAAAAGGACATCGCTTTAAACTTCATGAAGGCCGCGCACCCGGATGAGGATGAGTACATCGAGGAAATATTAGGCAAGATCAGCGACGATATTATGCTGGGAACGCAGGCGAACCCGGACGATCGTGCGCCGTTGCCGGCGTAAGGAGGAGCTTTGAAGAAACTTGAAAAATATATGAAGGACAATCCGGGATATATTTTTAAAGTCCCAAACACTAAGGAGGGAGATTTATTTCGATCCCTTGCCAAGAAATTTTTAAGTAAAACATACCGCTTTAGACGACGTGGTCAGGATGGAAAACATATTCATCAAGTTCCCATGCATCGATATTATTTACAGTATAAAGATTTAAATAATGATTTAAAACAGCTTAACGCTAGTCAACATGAGTACTTACGTCGGGAAGTTGGCAGGGTTTATCAAGAGTTGCACGTGATGCGCGGTGCAGTGACCCGTAACCTTATCAAAGAATTAAAGCGGGTATGCTCCGACGACGAGGATTTGTCCGGTATTGCCGAGAAACTGGAACGGCTCTATGTAGCTAAAACATTGTTGGGGGAGGAAGGATGAAATGGCTGTGCAAGAAAGACTTTAGGATGATTCAAGATAACAGGATAGTCTTTACGTCAGGTAAGATTTACGAAGAGGTTGATCGATGTCGCCACGACTATAAAGGGGATCAATGGACAGATGTTTATTTGATCGATGATGATGGAGAACCGCCTCACGGAATGGATTTGGATAAGGATATGAAATTATATTTTGAGGAAGTTCCAGAGGTGGGTCGTCCGCTGTCCGAACGGAATCAACCGATGATTTAAGGAGGGATAAATGTTAAAAAATGATTATCCTACCCCGAAGCGTCTGATAAGAAAGATGCTTGACAAGGTTCAGAAAGGTTCATTTGTCAACGTATTGGATCCTTCGGCGGGTAGGGGGGGTATTATCGAATTTCTCAAGGAGCGTAGCCGATATAGCCATAGTCGAAATTTCAGCAACATATCGGCCATAGAGATTGATGAGGAATTTCAGGCAACACTCAGAGGCAAGGGTATTAAAGTCATTGATAGTAACTTTCTCACTTACGCCGGACCGGATAAGTTCGATTTAATTATTGCGAACCCGCCGTTTGATGAGGGGGATAAGCATCTGCTCAAAGCAATCGATATTATGTACAGAGGGCAGATCATATTCCTGCTCAATGCCGAAACTTTGTGCAATCCGTACAGCAACACCCGCAAGGAGCTGGTTAAGAAGCTGGACGAACTCAACGCCGAGATTGAATATATCCAAAACGGTTTTGAGTTCGCGGAACGAAAAACCAAGGTCGAAGTTGCCCTGGTGAATATCATTGTCACGCGTAATGTTGAGGAAGATCTTTTCAAAGATGTCAGTGATACCGCCGGTGAATTAAAGCCTGGAATTGAAACCAACCACGAAGTGTCCAACCGTCGAACCATCCAGGAGCTGGTGGCTGAGTACAATCAGATCGTAAATATTGGCATTCAAACCATCACGGATTATTATAAGAATTACAAAAAGGTCGGTGTCTTTATTGGATTAAACAAGGAACCGGATAAGTATTGCAGGGACGAAGATCTTACCACACAAATGCAGAACGAGGTCAATGTCCTGGTGATCGCCGTTCGAAAAACGTTCTGGCGAAAAACGCTTGACCTGAAAGAAGTCAACAGCCGCATGACCGCCAAGCGACAGTCGGAGTTCGAGCACGCGCTGAATGAGCGATGTGATATGGATTTCACCGAGCATAATATCAGGCAGTTTGTTCTTAATTTAATCGGTGGATATACGGACGCACTCACCAGGGCCGTGCTGGAAATTTTTGATAAGTTTACTATCAAGAATTGCTATAGCGGTGGTCTGTATGAAGATAACATTCATTATTTTAGTGGTTGGAAAACCAATAACGCTTTTAAAGTGGGTAAGAAGGTTATCATTCCAATGTATGGCGGATATGGAAGCGGCCCGTTTAATGATTGGTTTGATGGACGATGGAAATTGCACTACGATGCCGCAAGAGAACTAAGAGACATTGATATCGTTATGAATTACTTTGACGGATGCGCTCATTATCAAACAATAACAAGCGCAATAACGCGTGCTTTCGATAGAGGCGAGTCAAGAGGTATTCATAGTACCTACTTTAAAATGAACTGCTATAAAAAGGGCACGATTCATTTAACTTTCAGGGATGAGGATATCCTCAGACGGTTTAACATGGCGGCATGTCTGGGTAAGAACTGGTTGCCCCATGATTACGGCAATAAATCATATCAGAACATGAATAATGAAGAACAGAATATCGTTGACAGCTTCGAGGGCTGGGAATCATACAGCCAGAACTTAAATCAACCTGTATTTGCGGATAGGTCAACACAAATCAAATTGACTCATGAGGTGAATTTAGCACCGGATATACGGCATTTATGTTGCTCGTTGACCTTGGGTTAATGACCGAGAAAAAACGGATTACATGGCGTGGAAGAAGGCAATTGTGGGAGTTTTTTGGTAAAGGACTTTCGAGTCTTTAACAGGGAGGTATGACATATTTATGAGTATCTCGGTGATGGCGTTTACGCAAAGTTCGATGGATTTGGCGTCTGGCTTTTGGCAAATGATCATCTCAATCCGACCGACAAAGTTTATTTGGAACCCAGTGTTTTAGAAGCACTGAATAGATTTATTAACCAAAGGAGGAAACCGCATGGCACAAGCAGCAAGGAAGATTAAACCCGCAGTAGGATTTGGAGACATGCTGAAACAGACGGCAACGACCAAGAAGAAGAAGTCGTCCAAGTTCAAGATCCCGGTGATCGACGCGCCGGATCATATCAGGGAGGAGGTGGATCGCTACCTGGCGGCGGATAAGGCATTAAAAGAAGCTACCGCCGAAAAGAAAGATGCCGGAGGCACCATTATAGAATTTACCCGCGTCCGCCAAGACAAGGATGGTTATAACAGCAACTTCCGGCATAGTTACAGTATCCCAGGCATGAATGATAGTCAAGTGAAATTTGTCAGCAGCAACCGCTTTTCTGTCAATGCCGAGGATGGTTGTGAGATCGAGGAAATTCTGGGAGATAAGTACCCGGACCTGATCGACCAGAAGTTTTCAGTCAAGCTCAAAGCAGAAGTATTTGAGGACGATGATCTGCAGGCGGAGCTCATGGAATGCATGGGCGATCGGTTCACCGTATTCTTTGACACCACCACCAACCTGAAGGTGTGTAACGAGTTTGATCGCAAATTGTATCGGGCCGTGGACGAAGATAACCTGGCCGCGCTGCGCACGTTCTGCCGGCCGTACACACCGAGCCTAAGGGGGTAACGAGCATGGATTTATTTTGCATCATGGGAGTACAGATTAAGGATTAGAAATGAAAAAGGCTCGCTTGAGAATGGCGGAAATTAAGGTTATTCGACTTGCTCGAAGAAAGGAAACCATGAAAAATGTCACAATCTACACCGACGGTTCCTGCCTCCGCAACCCGGGAGGCAGGGGAGGATACGCCGCGATCTTAAGTTACGGCGGCAGGGATCGAGAGGTTAAGGGCGGTGAGTCCAGAACAACGAACAACCGTATGGAGCTGATGGGCGTGATTGCCGGCCTGCAGGCCATCAGTTTCCCGGTTTTTGGTGTTAGCATATACACCGACAGCAAGTACGTTCAACACGCTTTCACCAAAGGCTGGCTGGCCAGGTGGCAGGCGAACGGATGGAGAACAGCCAGCGGCCAGGCAGTTAAGAACAAAGATCTGTGGTTGAAACTGCTAAAGCTGTACGCCAAATATCAGTTTAGTATTCACTGGGTGCCCGGTCATGCTGGCAATAAGCTTAATGAGCGGGCGGATTATCTCGCAAGAAAGGAGGCGTTGAAGCAATGAGAGTTTTAATACTCATAGCCCTGATCATAATAACAATTGTTCTCTGTAATCTTCGGGTGGCATTTGAAAAGCTGGCCGTTGAGCTTCAGTCGCCGTCCCGGGTTACCGAGGTGGTATCATACAATCGTTTTGACGTAGCCAGCTACGGAACAATCAACGTGGACGATAAAAGCATAGATTTTCCACCGGCAGCCGACCTTGTGGCAAGAAATAACAAGGGGCAGAGAGTGAATTTGGCTAAATGAAAATCCAAGTTAAATGGATGCGGGAGTCTTTCTCCGGAAAGGCTATCCGCGTCCGGTACAAAAAGCGCATGGTGTTCATCCCCAAGTCCGTGCTGATTGATTGGGATGATTCGCAGTTTTATTATTATAACGAGGAGTTTACGCTGGATGTTAAGGCGTCGTGGTTCTTAAAAAAGTTGGAGGGATAATGAAATCACACTTAAGCCCACTTACTATGTTGCCACCCAGGCCGGGGGTATGTCAGGAATGTGCGGTTGATCATCCTATCGATGCCCCGCATGATAGAAATAGCCTGTGCTACCAGTATAGTTTTTATAATAAACATGGGCGATGGCCGACATGGGAGGATGCCATGGCTCATTGCAGTGAAGAAACAAAATCATTGTGGCGGCCCGAGTTGATTAAGAGAGGTGAGAAATTGAAATGACCCCCCTAAAATTAAAATTAACGATATCAGTCAATGGAAAATCCTACACCCTGTTTATTCATGCCCACAAGGGCGAACCGGCAAGCTTCCACTGTCCGGGTGAATCGCTCAGCTGGGAAATTATAGACGTGGTGAATGAAAGAACGTACGAGCAGGTTCCGTACTTGCTGTGGAGTTCTTTTGAATTATTATACAAAGACGAAATCGAGGAGGCAATCAGGCATGAAGCTTGTTCATAACAATACGTTTGTTTTCTCTACTGGCAAAAAAATAGATGCTCCTTCTGGAATTTTAGGGTTATCCGAAGATGGTGTTGAGGTTGGAGTTATTGATTACGGGTATGACGGAGAGTTCTGCAGTGTTCAGTCATTAACGCAAACCGAACTGAAAGAGCTTGTAGAATATATGGTAAATCTTTGGCAAAGTTTATTGAAAGGAAGCGAAGATGAAACAATTTGTGAACAATGTAAGCAAAAACTATGCCCATATTGCGGCAAGCCCATGAGGTACCAAAATGGAATTTATTATTGTACTCGGAATTTCAAGAAGGAGGTTACTGCATGAAACTCACCGCTTTTAAATATTTCTACCCGGAGAAACCCCGCCTGCTCAGCATAGAGCAACCCCTGTTTCAAAGGCTTTCTGATCACAACTCTTTCGTTGCCGAACGAAAATATAATGAGCAGCGTTTAGAGCTGCACTGCAACGGCAATTTTGAGTTCTGGAACCGGCACGAGGAAAAATTAAACTACACCCCGAACGATGAGCTGATGGAAGCGTTAAGCCGTCTTCAGCTTAACGGGTACTGTTTATTTGACGGAGGCCTCCGCCATAATAAGGTGCCGGGCATAAAACATAAGGTTATGATCTACGACGTGTTTGTGTGGCAGGGAAAACTTCTGGTTGGGAAACCGCGTTGGTACCGAAGAACCATCATCGAGAACCTGTTCAAAGTGAACAGTGATCCCCTGGGGATCCCCGAGGAGTTCCCGGACAACTTTCGCAAGGTGTTCTTTGACGTTATCGAGGATAATGAAATTGAGGGGCTGGTCATTAAAAACAAAGCCGGACTGTTAAAGCTCGGTCGAAACTCCGCTTATGATTCCAGCTGGATGTGGAAGGTCCGTAAACCCTCCGGGCGCTATGCTTTTTAATCTTGATTAATAATCAAAAAGAAGGTATAATTCTATCCTCTAAAATTAAAAAGGAGGATAAAATTATGAAAACAGTTATCGCAGTTTTAATCATGGCTCTATGTATTTATGGTTGCGCTCAAACCAAATGGTGCCATCCAACAAAAGGCCCGGCGGATTTTGAAAGGGATAAGTGGGAGTGCGTATACGGTAGAGGTGGGAACCCGGACGCGCTGATGATGAACACGTTTGAAATGAAAAGGTGAATGCGGTACCGATACGGGTGGTACCCGTGTAAATAGAGGGAATATGTTAGCTGAAAATGTACTGAGAAACATACACCATATTAAACTTTTATTGAACAAGCAGTTAGGTCTTCATCGTGGTGGGAATGTTAATACAGTTGTAATATGCGATGATCCTTATCAGTTTGAACTAGTTAATATTGTGAGATCCGAAGATTTTAAAATGACTGGTGAGGGTATTAATTTCAGGTGTTACGGTACTATGAAATATGGGAACCGTATATTTAACTATGACCTAAGCGAACAAGATCGTAAATACGCATTTGATAAAATCGCGGATATTTTAAAGCAGAGATATACGTTCAACGACAACTCACAAATTACTTTAAATAATACTACATTTAAAAACTGCTTGTCCTATTCGTGGCCCCTGCCCTCCCGTCATGAATACGAAGCAAAAAAACTTAATCTTTCAGATATGATTGTCAGGCAGGTAGTACCGGAAATTAAAAAACTGCACGAATTATTCAAGAAAGAAATAGCGGAAAAGGATCGTCAGATAAAAGAGTTCAATGACGAGTTTGATTTGTTTTACAAGTGGAGTAAAGAGGACTGTCCACCAAAATTCAAACCTGAAATTGCCAATATGATAGCATCGCATAAACTTTATCCGAGCATCAAACATGTAAAGGAGGTATGGAGTGAAAATCATTGATTTCACAAAGATTCTAAAAGATAAAGACACCTGGTACGACGACGGCATTGACGCCATCAACAGCCTGGATCCTGAAATCGCCAACAGGGCTATGACATTCCTGTTAACGTATGTGATGACCGAAGTTCGTGTTGGTCTGGGCCTGGTGGACACCGAGGAGGATCCCGGTGAGTTGAAGATCTTTGACAAGATCCAGGACATTTACGACGAAGCCGCCGGCGACTGTTATTTCTGCAGCGACATTGACCCGAACGCCGATGAGTACGGCCCGGACACAAGCGTATGTCCGATGTGTGCATTGAAGCTGGCGAATTTCACGCAGGCATTAGGCATTGATCCAAGTGGAGTGTTCAAGGGTATGGCCCCGAGGAAGGTGCAGAAAGCGAGGATTCCACATAGATTTATGTTTGCAAAATAAAAGAACTTAATGAATACCGTAAAATTGCGGATGAATGCTTGTAACTATTAAAGCGAGGATTGTAAAATGAATCACTATAAATGTCCACGGTGTCAACAAAAGGCAATGCTCGAAGGTGCATGCGGCGCATGTGGGTATTATGGAGCAGTACTTGAGGATCTTGATCAATTACTTAAATATATTGGAAGTTACGATATCGTTATTGATGACCCCAAAAAACATGTACCATATGGAATGTTTTGCACCACCTTTGAGGCTTATGAATTTCAAGCGTTGCTGCAAAAACGAATACCATCGATTAAATGGCAAGTTATGTTATTTGAAGAATGGGTCAAACTCTACGAGGGAGATGAGGATTAATGGCACACAAAGCAGATATAAACATGGTTATAGCTCAATATTTATCCTCAATATCTTCATTGAGGCCGAACACAATCAATCTATACAGAAATGGTCTGCAAAGGCTTCAAGGGTATTGCAATTGGTTAGGAATGGATAACGTAGACTTAAATAACTTCCAGGAATACATGCCAGGGTATGCGGCCTATCTTGAAAGTTTGAACTGCGGTGGACCCACCATCCAGCAATACCTCACCATTGCTAAAATGTTCTTCAAATGGAACGGCACCCCCATAGAATACACCTACCGCATTCCTGCATCCGAGCGCAAGGAAGCCCAGCTCAAGGCTGTGAGCCGCTGGTTCACTGAAATTGAGGTCGAGATGTGCAGAGAATACTCGTTCCCGGATTCAAGAAACTCTGTCCGGAACCAGGCGATCGTGTGCCTGCTGATCGATACCGGTGCCAGGGTCCGGGAGGTCAGCCGCATCATGTCCAGGGACGTGGATCTTGAGAACAGAACCGTATTTCTGTCTGACTCCAAGACCGAACCCCGGCCGGCGTTCTTCTCAAAAGACACCGCGCGCATATTATTAATATATAAGGAACGCGCAATGCTGGATATGGGATGGCAGGATAGAATATTCCCCTCCACCAAGCAGGTCCAGAAGATTATTAATGACATGCTGATTGACCTGGGACTAAAGAACGGTGCCGATGGTCGGGGCCCCCACACCTTTAGGCATTACGTGGCCACATGGCTGCACTATGAAGGCGGTATGAGTATCATGGACATTGCGTTCCTGCTGGGGGACACACCGAAAACAATCGAGGATAACTACATTCACCCGACACCGAACATGCTTCAGCGCCGGGTGGATGCGGCTATGGGGTGGTAATTTTATACTTGCTTCTTAATTGATAATAATATCCAACAGAAATTCCCATGATTTGAGCTTTTCTTTTCATGCTTGCCTTAGAAAAAAGAGATTCTATCTGTATAATCTTTTTCTTTTGTTCCGTTTCAAGCCTATCTTTGACCCACTCTTTATCCATCCAGCATGTGTTGGGCCAGTTTTCAAAAATTATCGTTGCCATTAATGCAGCTTTTTCTGAGCGATATTAATCACTCGCTGCATGTCCTGCTCATTGGCCACCTTAATGCCGGTAGTCTTCTCGGTGAGTTTCTTGACATACATATCGTACACTGCGTATAAATCAGGACTGGCATCATCATCGTTGATGATTAAACGTTTCGGGATCTCGAATCTTTGAATCTTATCCATCTGATGAGCAAACCAATGAAGGATCGGAGGCGTTACGGCAATATGTTTGCCGTCGCCTTTAACCACACCGGCATTTTGCAGCACGATTTTTTCTTTCCAGTCATGAACCAGCTCTCCAATAACATGCCCCATACCGACAATCAGATAGATTTTTAATTTGGTCTCACATGTTTCAGGCATTCTCCGCTCCTCCCTGATAAAAACTGTTTGATTACAGGTTTAATTTTAGACGCGATATTCAACAGGCCGGTAAGTATGATCGTTTTTGTATCATCCAGACAGTACGATACTCCGGTTATCGCGCCGGTCACTTCCCATTCTTCCAGCCGCGCCACCTGGTGCTTTGTTGGTGTATTTCCCGGCGCCTTCACCTCGATCTCAAAATGAATCCCGTGAATACATCCGTACAGATCCGGCTCGCCACGGTTGGACATCCCTCCCCGGCGCTTGCGGACCTTGCACCCCGGGAGTGACTTCAACCACCGCTGACTGGCCTTTACGATTGAGTCTTCACTGACCCTGTTTGCCATTCGTCCACCCCATAATTGAATGTAGTCTATAATACAGATCCTGCGTTGCTTTGATATCATCCATGGCTTTATGAGCATCAAGCGGAATATAAAAATGTTTACACATCGTGGCGAGCTTGAAATTGTCCACCGGGAATGAATTTCTGGCATGACACATCGCCGCTAATGACAACACATCGATCCTGGCATTAAAAAACCAGCTCCCATAATACTTGTCATTGTTCCGGATAAAAAATTCCCTAAGAAAACCATCATCGAATCCCACGCGGTATCCGGCCTGCACGAACTTATCTTTGGGATTGTAGGGATCAACATGCTTTTTTAATCTGTTCTTAAGATCATCGAGTACCAGTCGCTCAGGCATGCCCATAATTATATCTTCCCACGTCCTACCCTGAATTTCCAACGCATCCGGGTTGACAATGCACTTGTCATCCGGACGAACGAACCGCATAATGAATCTCATCAATTATTTTGCCATCATCCTCAATCAATATGGCCAGCTCAGTAATGCCATGAATTTTGTCATCCAAGCCGGTTGTTTCAGTATCAAACCAAAAAATTTTACCCATCTAATTTCCTCCATTATTTTCCAATATAAAGATTCAAGGTGGCTTGAAGCATTTTGATTAAGAGTTTATGCCTTACCCCTTGTGGAAGATGCTCTGTTAAAACCTTTGCTATCTTAGATGCGTCTTCCTCCATGGTAGCTTCGCAGTCTTCCAATGTAATGGAATCTTTCAGCGGAATGCTGATTGAAAGATGTCCATCTGGAATAATCTCTTTACCAATTGGCGATGCTTTATGAACGGTTACCATCCAATTTCCTCCATGCCTGTTTTAATAATGCGAGTTCTTTCGCACCGATATAGGTTTCGTGCCTGTCCGGGTGCGGAATTCCTTTGATAATTTTCCTGACTTCATCCTCGGATATGCTTGAACCATCCACGAACTGTTTGATCTTAACAAAAGGAGAGTCCCTGACAAGATACCCTTTGTTGTACGATACCTCGGTTCCTTTGACTGAAAGAGAGATGCCTTTAACTTTTTTCATTTTTTAAAATCCGGGGCATTCGGACAAGTTGCCCAGTGGGGCATGTAAACCGGGATCACTTCGCCGATTCCTTCTTTTACCTGAATCATTTGTATTGGTTTTGCATCCAGTGGCATTTTCTTTCCTGTTGCCATCTCTATCCATTTAATTTCCTGGCCGCAGCCTTTACATTTTGGCATCTTTTTCCTCTAAAAATTCATCAAGCAAATTGACTGCATTGGTTATGCGATCGCAATCCGAAGGCTCAATGCCGCAATCAGCATGCGGCCCGCATCCCTCACAAATCTCATTGCCTATCTTTTGAACTAACTCTATTTTATTCATGGTTTCTCCTTCCTTACTCCGGCCACTCAAAATACATCGCCGGCATACCTCGCGGCGCCGGGACCGGCGAGCATAATATTAATGTTTCATACGCACGGGTCATGGCTACATAGAACATTCGGCGTATGGCGTCTTCATTCTCCTGAATATCCATCTCGGAGTATGCAGCTCTTGACAGGTCCGGGAAGAGCACGACACACGATCCCTCACCTCCTTTTACCGAGTGAACTGTACCTAAAACCACGCTCGGCTCCTCTCGCAGGGCATCGCACCCCTGATTCTTCAACACCGTTAACGGGTACGCGAGGCCGTTTAAACGGGATTTTAAGATATTGTCCTGCAGCCATCGAATATCCCGATTTAAGGCAGCGTGCAGAGCGTCCGGAGACAGCACATTGTGGAGCACCTCCCGGGTGGTGTGAATACCCATGGCGCAGTCCTCGACGGCCTGATTTAAAACCTTGATCGCTTCCTTGCCCTGTTTTTTTATTAACCCGGTCTTACCCACTTTGATAAACTGAGCCCACTTTAAAAACTGGGCCACGCTCCAGTAGGTTTCGTCAGACTCCGACTGAGAAAGAAAACTGGACAGCAGCTCACCCGAGGACACACCTTTCGATCTGTAAAACGGGTTCCAGTCATACCGCTGCCGCCGGTACGGATTGTGAAAAGGAATGCCCCTGTCTCTGAGCAGTCTCTTTAACGGTTCCAGCATGTAAGAACATGATGCTAAAAACATGACATCCTTATTTTTTCTGCCCGGTCTTGTTGACGGCTGTTTGATATATTTTATGGCCATCTCTAAAACTTCGTCCGGGCTTTTATAATGATCATCATGAAAAATCACTTCACCCTGCACCGATTCAAGCTCATCGTCCATGCGCGGTCGATATTCTTTAGGTTCCCTGATCGAAACCTCTTTGATTACACGGTTCGCTATTTCCAAAACCGTGGCCGGTACCCGCCACGATTGATTGAGAACTGTTTTGAATTCTTTAGGCACCGGTGGATAAATAAGGGCTTTGGGATCTGCACCGAGCCATTCATATAAAGTTTGATCGTCGTCCGCACACATCACGAACCATTCCATTGACATGCCCCATAACCGGATCAGCTTAAATTGTATGGGGGTGAAATCCTGGGCTTCGTCCAGGAACATAACGGCGGGATTGTTTGGCGCCACCGGAAATTCTTCCAGCGCGCTTTCAATCAGGTCGTCAAAGTCCAGCACGTTCATTTCTTTCTTGAATCCGTCCCATGCTTTCTTGAAACTTTGAAGGTGCATTCTCCAAATGTTTGACGGCACCAGCCTTGCTTTCAGCACTTGAATCTCGGATATAAGTTTATCACCGTCCATTTGAGGTTCAAAGCTTTCGTCATGATCCTGGCTGCCTTTGGACATCTGCCACTTCGGATATGCCTCATTCCATTCTTTTAAATGCTTGACGGCCAGATCAGGCTGCCCGAACGCGTGGAAGCAGATGCTATGCAACGTGCCGACATTGTGCTCATTGACCTTGATATCCCGCCCGGCGATTTCCCTTGCCGCCGCCCGGGTGAATGATGTAACCATCACCTTGTCAGGCCCGTATTTTTCCACCGCCCGGGGAATGTGCCGTCGTGCAAGCACTCGGGTCTTCCCAGTTCCCGGCGGCCCATAAATGCGATATTCTTTCATGTTTGCGGTTCCACCTTTTTCGGCACTCGATACGCCGAACGAGAGGTTCGTTTGTTGTTGTCGGACAGAATATTAAACGTTTTATTTAAGCACCCCAGCCTGCTGACCAGGGTTCCAAGTTCTCTGCGGGACAGGGTTGCGCCTCGCTTCATCTTGGCCCACATATAAAAGTTTTCCAAAAAGAAAAACCAGGTACCGTCTTTGATAAACGGTTTTTTGTTATCGACGGCATCTTCCAGCTTTAACTTATGACAGCCCTTTAAATAATCTTCCAGCCAGTATCGCGTGATACCCTTATCACTCGCCTCCTCGCCCACTTCCTTGATGTTTTGTTCCGCCAGATTTAATAACTGCTGAATATGGCTGTCCCACTCCCTGGGTTTAAACCTGGTAATTACCTTGCCGGTAATCGCCGCTATCTTGTTGCGGAATTGATTCTGCGATGTAAAGTGAGTAATTTTTAACGTGATTTCTTCGATCTTGGCGTTATATTCAATATGAATAATATAATCGGGATCCTCACTTAAGTATTTTTCAATCTTTAAAATCTTAACACCCATGCGAAGACTGACATCTTTCCTTAACCGTTCCTCCGGAGAATCTTCTTCTGTCGGGTTCAATTCTTCCGATAACTGAAGATTCTGAATGTCCTGCTGAGTCTCGAACGATTCCGAGATTGCGAGATCCCGTGCATTAATCACGGTGCGGGCGTAATATTGAATATTCTTTAATTTTAAATCGTGCCCATGATGTTCCCGGTGAGCAATGATCAGGTCCACAATTTCCTGCGGTTTCCAGTTTGCCTGCGCCGCAAATAATGCCAGCGCCATATCGTATCCGGAAGGGCTGGTATCATTTAAATCCCCGGTTCTTTGATTTTCCCACGTGGCCTGAAACTTCGGAAAGATCGCCCAGAGCTGCGCGAACTTACCGGATGGAGGTTGGCGTCCTTCGGTTATGAATAATTTTTTACCTGTACTATGAATCTGTTTGGATTCCACATAGGATTGATGGCCGGGATCTTCAGGTAGGAATTCTTCGAGGTCTTCGGGGTTGTATCTGCGATCCTCATTGTACTCAATGATTTCAACTAATTTGGGGTCAGTCTTGCAGTTGTAACTCTCCGGTGGTCGAAGAATGCGAGCCAGATCCTGAACGCTGTCAACATACCATTTTTTTTCAGAGGCCTTGTCTTTAAAAAATGCTACTACGCGACGTAAAAACACCATGGCTTTTTTACGTTCATCCGGTGTTTCCAGTTTCCAGATTTCTTTGAACACCCAGTACGCCTGCAGGCCGTGACCGGAATGAACGATCACGGTTGGGTCAAAGCCGTGGCCATGGATCAGCCGCAGCGCATCATCTCGCGTTGGAGGATTTTTCTTGCTCTTATGGCCTTCGGTACCAAAATCAATGTCAGCGAAGGCCGCCGGCAGTGCTACCACCGGGCGACCCTCGCTTTCGTCGAGGTGACACCTTTGGTTCTTTTTGTATTTTTTACCCGACAACCCCACCTGAAAATACTGGTCCTTCTTCGGGTCCTTCAGGATGTGATCCACCGCGCCATTGGTATCCGGTGTCCAGAAAGAATGCCCACCCTTAGTTTTCCCCGGTGTCCAGATCAACAGGTGCGAGTTGTCGGGCTTGTCACCATAGAGCAATTCGAAGAAATCGCGCAGATCCATTGACAAACCCCGATTTATTATTCTGTTTCCGGATGATCCTGCTCCATCTCAGTCGCGATTTCCTCAGCGGTCGCCTGCAGCATCGGAGCAATCTTCAAGGAATATTCTTTCCAGAAATCAGGGTTCGGTACCGGACCGGCAACCGAGAACTTGGCCTTGGAAAACTTATGTCCGTCAGCACTTTTGTCCGGTTCCAGCTCGACGCGAGTGATTCTCTCATAGAAGTTTATACCGTTCGATGCCAGCCGAAGCAGGAACCGTTTACTCGGATTCAGACTTGTTGGCGGTAAGTTAATTACATACGGCAGGGCCGCGTTCGGTAAAACAAGAAACATAAACCGTCGTTCCTGGCAGGCCTGACCCCTGCTTTTTTCCTGCCCTTTGCGTACAGGTGCACTTTTAAATTCCGACAGCGGACATTGAGGACACATACCGCCGGGTTCTCCACGTCCATGAATCATGTCGATAGATACGCAATCGGGCGGGGACCCGCCGCCGGATTCCTCGTATGAGTCCTTCCAATACACCCGGGTTGTTGTGGTATAAACAATGATGCCTTCGATGATTTTAGAATCCACCTCGCCGTCGAGGGTTTCATATGACCATACTCTTCCACCAGCGGCCGGTATTTTAATCTGATCCAGATCCAGCGGGCTGATTTTCACGTTTCCGAGATTGGTGCGGATAACCTCGGTTATATCCACCTCCATTTTCACCGCCGCGTAGTCCGTCGGCGCCACAACTACAAGTTCTTTACCGTTTTTTTTCTTCGTCATTTTTTTCTTTTCCTCCTTGTTATTTCAATCGGATAAGATTGAACTTCTCTGATGCTTCCACCACCGTTGCCAGATGCTCCGGGAATTCTTCGCCGGTGTTCTCAATCTCACGGACATATGCCGCGAAAGAATTGGCGTTGTAATCCTCTTTTAGAAAGTCCTCGCTGATACCGTCTTCTTTCATAGCGGCCACCACATCAGCCCGGGTCTTGCCGTCTTTAAACTTCGGCCAGACTGTGCACCGGATGTATAGGGTTCCCAGCCCTTCCAGGTTCATTGAATTCACCCCCGAGTTAGCCATCTGCTCCAGCAATGGTGCTTCCAGTTTTGACTTGACGTTTTTTATGGATTTAACTTTCATCTCGAATTCTTTCAGCTGCAAGTCCAGCTTTGCGAATTCGGTTAGCATTTCCAGGTCAACGCCCATACCGTTTTGATCTGTCATTCACACACCTCCTTTCCTCCGTTGTTTGAGCACATACTCTACAATTTCCTTCTTCTTTGACAGGCTGTTATACACGTCTATGTCCACGGTTTTTTCAGCCAGCAGGTGATAGTACATGACATTCTCGATCTGCCCCGGTCGATCCTGCCTGGCCAGTGATTGCTCGTAATCCCCGAGGCTGTAACCCGTGGAAAAATACACACAATAATGCGCGCGGGTTAGATCAATGCCCACACCCCCTGCACGAATCTGAGTTGCAAGAATATTAAACCCGCCCTTCTGCCATTCTTTGAGCTGGTTCATTTGGCCGGATAGTTCCGCTGCCGATCGCTTCATTTTTTCGGCCAGTTGTTTTACGCGCTGAATTTCATTGGTGAACCGGGCAAATACAACAACCGGTTCGTTCGGTGGGAGGTCTTCAAAGATATCTTCAAGCAGCGATATTTTATTGTTGCATACGATTTCCGACTCACCGGAATCCATCTGTAGGAACCCGCCGGTGATCTGGCCTAATCGAAGCAGCTTGGTAAGAACATTGGTTACCGTAACCTTATCGCCCTGCTCTTCTATCCACGCCACAAACTCGGTTTCAAGCTCGTTGTATATTTTCTGAGCTTTTGAAGATAATTGACAGGTGCGTTGCTCGTGCATGACCGGTGGCAGATCCAGCACGTCCCGTTTCATTACCCGATGCGCCCGGCTGTAAATTAACGCGTTCATTTCTTCTTCGCGCTGATACCCGACCACCTTTTTAAAGTCGCCCATGTCCCGAATGATGGCGTAGCGATTTCTAAACTGAGTGAAGTTCCGGTTGAATATGGAAAAGTCCATGAACCGATATTGGCCGTATATATCCAATGGCCCATGCGGGAGAGGCGTACCCGTCAGGCATAACCGACGCTTTGCTTTTTTATTCTTGGTGATTTGGTAGGCGAACCAGGAAGCTTTTGAAGATGGGGATTTTAATCTGTGGGATTCGTCAGCCACAACCAGATCCCAGAGCGTGGATAAAATCACACCTTTATTTATGATACGGTTTTTTTTGTTATAATCCGGTCCGAGTCCCGATCGCCAGGCCGATTCATAATTGACAATTACGGCCAGATGTTTTTTGGTGAGCTTTTGTAGATTCAGAGCATTGGTTAAAGTTTGAGCTTTTTTCTTGACAGACCCTTTATTTAGGATTAAGCAATCCCACTTAATAATCTTAGAGTGCTGCCAGAATTGATTCGGCCATACGTCCATCACGGATTTTGGACACAGGATTAAAATTAATTTAGCCTCGATGCGATTGGCGTATTCAATCGTTTCGAGTGACTTTCCCACTCCCATGTCATGCGCGAACATATAACTTGGATGTGGCAAGGCGAGGTTCACCGCTTCTTCCTGATGCTTCCAAAGCTTCGTCATAAAACAACCCTATTGTTCACTTTTTTACTTGACTTATATTCAATTCTGTATTAATTTAATAACAGCGGAACTGTCGCTTTTGAGTAAGCCGTGAGCTTTTAGATGTTTTGTATGGACCATATCTTCGATATTGATATGGCCGTCGGACACTTTAAAAATAACTAAAGCTTCCAGAAGCGAAGGAACAATTTTTTTCTTTTTTAGTTTAGAGACGTAGGATGGGTGGCGGTTGATTCTTTTAGCAAATTCAAGGGCTTTTAACTTTGTTGATTTCAAATAATCATCGATTGTCATTTAATTCAGTCTCCGTAAAAGTTTATTTTTAAACTTTTTTAGTTTAATTTTGAACTTTAGTCAAGTAATTTTTAAACAAAAAGTGGGGGGTAACATGAAATTAAAACAGGGAGAGCTCATCGCGCTGCACAGGAGCCGGAAAGGTTGGACACAGAAAATGCTTGGGGAAAAACTTTTCCCGAAACTGAACGCACCGCACGTAAAGATGCGCAAAATCGAGGCGGGGATTCAAAAACCGACATTACAGGAATTAAAAGATATCAGCGCTGAACTGGGGATTGATTTGGATCATAACGACGATAACACCGACGGTTTTCTCGTCAGCAAAGAGGCGCTTGAATATTTTCCAAAATTAGGACACTATCTGGAATCTATAAATCTGGCAGCTAAAATTAAAGATCCCGAGCTGATTAAATTTACATTTAAAAAGATGGAACAGTATATAAAGAAAGTCGACATAGCGTAAATTCTCCTGTAATATTTTTCTTTTTCTTAAAAATTCAGGAGATGGTTTATGATATCTACAATAAATTGCCGGTATCAAATCTTCCGGGAAGCTGTTCAAACTCAAGACCAGCTATTTATTAAACATACTGCTCTATCATTTTTGTATGAACTTAAAATTCCAAAATATATTACCTGTAATAATATTATATATCCTCTTGACATTCTTTTTAATTTAAAGAGAGACGTTATCATTCTTCAGGACACCGGGGGCAATGTGTTATGGTCAAACCGTAAGGGGTGTTATCAACGCCGCAACGATGATTGTGCCGGCTGCCCGGTTAATACTGCCCGAACCACCCGAACCACTATCTGCGCGACTTCAATGAAAACAATGTTCTATGTCGCACCGCTTTACGATCATTTTATAATTCTTCTAAAAAAACTTCCATAAATCTTCATTTTTTACTTGACTAAAATTCATTATTAAACTATTTAAAATTGAACATCGCGCAACAATCCTCCAACCGTTCGCCCCTGCTTTTGCGCGGTGTTCTTTCTGCCATATGGCAGGGGCGAACACAATCATGAAAGGAACGTCAATGATTAAAAAAAACTGCATTATCGATTTACAAAGACTCAATCATCCTCATATTTTTGTATCGATCAAATAAGGAGCGTCGTAATGGTTGGAGGACATAGACCACATGGATCGAAAATCATAAAAATAGCAATGCCATTCGCTTTGGCTCAAAAAGGAATGATAACATCAAAAAAGGTTAAAATGAAACCAGGATACATATTTAAAGTTAATGATGATGATGAAGATACGTTTCATAATTTTCTCGATCAATTTTTGAACAAGGAAGTATATAAGTTTAAAAAGCGTGGTAACGGCTATTATTTATTCCACAATGGGCGCTATTTGGATTACATCACGGGTACAGTAACCCGTAATATTATTAAGCAGTTAATACGGGTGTGTTCCGATGATGAAAATTTCGCTGATCTTAAAACAAAACTCGAATGTTTATATATAAGCAAGGTATTGTTGGGAGAGGAATGAACCCCTTCGACGAATCAAAATATTATCTCGGGACTCTCTGCAAGCGGGGGCATGATTATGAGGGAACGGGGAAGAGTTTGAGGTGGATTCGTAAGCATGAATGTTTGAAATGCAAACGAATTATGAATAAAAAATCTTTAGAAAGAAATAAAGTAAAATTAAGATGCGAAAATTGTCAACGCTTTTTTCTGAGGCCAAAAGTAAAATATGCAAAAAACATTCATAAAAACCAAAAAATATTCTGTTCTCAAAAATGCAACGGTGAATTTCGCAAAACAAAGATCAAAGTGGAATGTAAAAATTGCAAAAAGTTATTCGAAAAACATAAGTGTGAAATCGGAATCAGAAGAAACAACTTTTGTTCTCAAAAATGTCATTACGAATGGCGTAAAGGAAAAAATTGCTACACCCATATGTTAAGTGAGGAAAATGTAAAAAATGAAATCGAAAAAATGGGACATAAGTTTATTGGGCCATATGTAAACTACGAAACTAAAATCCTAGTAATATGCAAATGTGGGGAAAAATGGGATGCATATCTCTCTGTTATAAGGCGTGGAGGTACATGCAAAATTTGTTCATCAAAGCGACAGGGCGAAAAAATGCAAACAGGAAAGGAAGTGCCATGCGTTGTTTGTGGAAAAACAAAATATATTACACCATGCCAAGAGAAAAGAAATAAAAACTTTTGTTGTTCTGCAAAATGCAATGGGAGATATCAGGCCAATGGAGGTTCAGGAAATTGGAAGGGGGGTATTTCTAAGGAATCTACATACAAGAAAAATTATTTAAGAAAAATTAAAGAAGATGAAATTTTAATGTATTATATTTTATGTAAGGAGGAATTAAATGGAAACACAAGTACAACCAATCAATCCTGATAGCGACATTGATGGAATGAACGCAGAGCAATTGGAAGCCGAGCTTGCAAAATGTCTTGGATTAACTGAAAGGACAATTTGTCGTGCAGCTAAAATTACTGTCAGATTAATTCAGATGGGAAGGGAGCCACAACTGAAATGGCGCAGGTGGCTGCAAAGCATTGGCAGTGGATTGCTCCATGAAAAAGCTTTTATAAAATTCTTTACTAATAAACCCTTACTTAAAAAACTTGAGCATATCTCCAGGCAAGATCAGTTAGCAGTTGTAACCGGAGAGAAACAGATTCCCCTTGCAGTCATTATAGGTGACAACATTACATCAATCACTAAAAAATTGGAAGACATGGACAATTCTGAAATAGCCCTTGCATTTTCAAATGACGGTTTTAGATCAATCAAAAAACAGAAGGAGCGTCTTGAAAAACCTCTCAAGAAAGCAATCAAGGCAAAAAATAAATCCTTCTTCATCGATCCAAAATCCAAATGCCTAAAACATAGCAGTATGTTTGTTAAAGATAGTGATGGTAACAAAATCCATGAGAATGATCTTATCAGAGTATTGTCGGAACGTTATAATATTTCCGGCCTTGAAGAATATATTGTTAGGCACGCTGAAAGTCTTGAATAAACTCATAAGGAGGTAGCATGAGCGAAGAAAAAAGAATAGAAATAAGTGGTATCGGGGTTCAGGATGCGAGTTTATCTTTTGAAGGTATCAAAGAAGAATTTGAAAAGCGTAAAGAATTAACCTCGGAAGAAGAGCAGTTTGCAAAAATTCTTCTTGATGCCGGTCTGATGCTGGCTGAAGAACTACACAATTGCTTAAGTGCTTATGAGCAAAATAGAGGTATCCCAGCGGAAATTGTCATGAAGTCTTGGTCGGGCGAATGTAAATTGAAAAATGGAGTTGCTGTCTTCACTAAAATAACTTGGCCCTCAGAAAAATAATAGGAGAGACTTCATGAAGCAATGCAACATCGTAGCTGATGGATGCGGGGCTCGCGGGCTGTACGCTTTCGCGGGAGCAATTGAGGAAATTCAAAAACAATATGAGATTAAAAACTTCGCCGGCGTTTCTGCCGGCGCTGTTGTTGGGGCGTTGGTTAAGACGGGAATATTTAATAAATATAATCCTAAATTATTAAATAAAAGGCCAATAACGCCATACAGATTTGTTGAGCTTGTTCTTCTTCAAGAAGGATTGGGATGGACATGGCCAAAAGATTTCCAAGTTTTTATAAGCGATTTATCAATATACAAAAGCGAAATACAGGACTACCAAAGTGATTTTCCTATGTATAATGCTTTAGAAAGAAGTTGTAAACTTCCTACCGACGGCACCATATGCAGTAATTTCCCCTATATCGGCGGTCTAAATAATAATACAGACGGTCTCAATAAAACCACGGACATCCCAACATTTGGACTGTTCATGTATATGGATGAACGCCCCAAGTGCTATCTGAAAAATACGGACAACCCCACCATAAAAGACCTGTTCCTGGCCCACTTCAACTATGTGGATGCCCAGCGTATTCACAAAGAGCACCTGCCGAAAACCGTGAGAAAGATAATTTATATCCCGGTCATGGATATTATGGCCACGGACTTTGACCTGACCGATGATCAGAAGGAATCGCTTTATAATAATGGCCGTGAGGCTGCGAAGGAGTTTTTGGAGGTTAAATAATGGAAGACACTTACAATATTTATAAAATAATGGAGCCAGTGGCAGAGGCCATCAGAAAATATTTAAACTGGCCGTCACCGGAATTTACCGAAATTTATAATCGGTCATATGAAGCGGTCATCGCTGGTATTGAACGAGAAAGAAAGGAGGATTAACATGGATGTAGACATCAGATTCGAAGACGCCCCGGAGCACGCGTATGATCTCATGCGCTTGCTAATTGGAAGCCATTTTAAAGAGCTCGGTGATTGCAAGATCCTGATACTCATGGATCTCAAAGAACGTAAAACCGGAGACACAATTACCCTGGGCAGAATTACAAAAACCAATGATCTCACCCGGCACCTGACTATTGACGAATCCGGGTCCGACACCGGCTACGATTATATCATGTACCTGGACAAGGTGATGTGGAACAACATCGAGGATTTGGATCGTGTTCGGATTATCCGGCACGAGCTCAGGCATACGCACATAGAGATCGAATCCAAGAGTCCGTACAAACTGCGCCCGCATTCGATCGAGGATTTTCACAGTGAGGTTAATTTAAATGAGGACGATCCCCGCTGGCGGGACCGGGTGGGGATATTGGTGGCCACTAAATATGAGTCAATTAAAAACTCGCAGCAGAAGTTGCCGGGGATGTAACATGATTTATTTTATTCAAAATGGTCAAAATGGTGATATTAAAATCGGAACATCACAAAGTCCAAAAAAAAGATTGGCTGAATTGCAAATAGGGACTCCTTCTAAATTAAAATTACTCAAAACAATTAATGGTAATAAAAATGATGAAATGAAATTACATCAACAGTTTCATCATTTAAAAATTCGTGGTGAATGGTTTAAGCTTTCTGATGAATTGCTTAATTATATTCGCTCTAAAAAAGGATTTGTAAAAGAAATTAACCGCGTTTTAACAGTAATGAATCTTAAAGCAATTTTAAACCAAATGCCTGATGATACAGAAATTTTCTTTAATGAAGATAATATAGGCATAATTGAACTAATTGACAATAATAAAAACTACATAAACTTCGTATTAAACGGAAGGAACTCATTGGGAAAGAAAAATTTAACCGTATTAGAATTTAAAAAGATTTTAACAAGACTGCCTGTATCCAGTACCGCCAAGATTTCCTTTGATGTGGATTATGCAAACACAGATGGGTTTTGTATAAATAGGATGGAATATAACGCCAGAAAAAAATATTTAAATTTAACGTTGACGAAATATTGATTAAGAATCAAATATATGATAATCTTCCCTTCAGGGAGGATTATGTTATGAAAGGCTCAATTCAATATCAGGCTGACCGGAACCGGTGGGCCGTGATTTGGTATGATGAAAAGTCCACGAAGAAAAATAAGAACCGCTGGATCACAAAATACAAGGGTGGCCACATGCCCTGCACCGCGTTTAAGATGCGCAGCGGCACGATTGTTCTTAATAATGGGCGCCCGGTACCGGACAAGGATAAGTGCAAAGGGTACGAGCTGGCCAGAAAACTCCGCTCTCTCATGCAGGGACGCGCTGAGCAAGCGAAGAAGGGCGAGTGCGTCTTCAGGATCGAGGAGTTCACACAGGACGGCTGGACGGACACCATCGAGTATTACCATACGTTTATCAATGACGTCGTGGCCAAACGCCGTAAGCCGGCCACGATAAAAGCGTATCAATCATATGCCCGCACCTGGATCGAACCTTTCTTCTCCAAGCACCCGGTTCGGCTGCATGAGATCGAGCATGATATTCTGATGTCGTTTTTAAATTACATCCTTGATCGGCTTAGACGAAAGAACCCGGAGGGCAATATTGATAAGACCGCTCTGAACATTATGAGCACCTTAAAGAAAATGATGCTCTACGCCCGCAGATCCAAGCGTATCTCGGTGGTTCCGCCCTTCCCTACACTTGAGGACTACAACCTCCAAAAGCCTGAAATTCAGTGGCTCACACGGGAAGAATGGGACGCCGTGTATAACAAGCTGCCTGGAACTACGCGCCCGATATTTCACTGGGTGTATTTGCACTACCGGAGACTCGGTGAGGCCTGCGCCCTGCATAAGATCGATTACGATCCGTTCACGGAGTGTTTTAAGGTTCACCGGGCCATATCTGCCAGGCAGCTTGTTAATTCGGTTAAGACCAACTGGCAGAAACCCAAGATTCATTACGTGGCATGCGATGATCGGTTCAAAGCAACTGCCGAGCAGCTTTTAAATCAGGATCCGGACAGCCCGTTCCTGTTTGCAAATCCACGGGCCCGGAAGAAAGGACGGAGGTACACCCTCGAGGCGCTCAGGAATTTGTGGTACCAGGCCTGCGACGACGCGGGGGTGAGGCGTATCTGGACGTACCAGGGATTAAAACATACGGCATGTACGAATTTTATTGAGGAGGGAGGATCGATCGACGACCTGCAGATCCTAACAGATCATGCCACACGGAAGTCCGTGGAGCAGTACGCTGAGATCACCATGGATAAGAAACGCCAGGTGCAGGAAGCCGCGATCAAGCGACAGAGGGAAGCAAGGAAGGTTTGTGTTGAGGATTTTAATAACGTGATTAAGTTTCCGGGGAATGGAGGATAAAAAATGATTAAATTGTTAGGAACATTTTGCTTAGGGACTATTGTTTATATATTAAGTAGTTATACTTATGTAAAGGATTGGGAAGGCAGCGATAGCGTTATTCCGGTCTTTACAATCCTATCTTCGATTGTTTTTATAATTGTTTTTATAGCTACGATTGTAGATTGTTGGAATGTTTATATTTCTCAAATTGAAGACATTGAATCGATAAAAGAAAAAGAACAAGACAAAGAAGTTTACCGAAAGAAACGGGAAGAATTAACAGTTGTTTTTAAACAATACCTTGCAGAACAATATCCCAATTACGAAAAAGAGATCTTTTCTAAGTTATTACCGGACAATATCACAGCAGTCGCCACTATGTTTCCAGATATCAAAGCGTCAGAAACAATAACAGATTATTGCAATAAAATTAGCAAACTTACCGATAATATTTACAGCCAGGATTTAAACATTAATAGGAAGAAAAAGAATATCCGTGTCAGGCTCCGAGACAAAACCGGATGGTGGTTCTTATTGCCGAAGGAGTAGGAGTACAAAAATGAGAATCAACCTAAACTTGCCGGACTATTTAAATGAAAAATTAAAAAAGATAGCCCTGCAAGAATGCATATCGAGGCAGGCGGTAATCATTTGGTTCTTAAAGGCAGGGGTGAAGAAATACGAGGAGGAGATAGATGAGCCAGGCCTTCCCAGGTGGTGAAAATATTGTTATAAAAATAAAGAACGAAATGGCGCAATATGAGTGCAAAACAGGACTTAAGCCGAATATTCTTTATTTAGGTAAGGAAGAAATAAAATTACTGGAAGAATATAAGACCTCCGTACTTAAAAACCCACAATTCGATATGGGGACTTTCCTTCAAGCAAAGATAATTTCAAGCGATATTGACACTCATATTGGTTTAAGCTTTACCGAACAGAAACCTCAAATCCCCGAATTAATTGACTCACCGGACACCAAGCCTCTACAAAAAATCTGCCAGGATTACATAAATGATCTTGCGAAAAACGGTTATGCTGATGAAGATTATGACCATTACATATTTGAAACCGCTATGGATGTTTGTTTTGGCGAGAAGGTGTGGGATTTTATTAGAGGGATACAAAAATGAGAGACCCTAAATGTTTAAAGTGTGGAAGATCATTGGATGGATATTACGACTATCACAGATCCTTTTACTACTGCATCTGCGGAACATATTACAAGGGATTCAACCCCAACGTTGACGAAACATTGACGAACCCAGAATCAGCCACCAAAAAATCCAACGATTTCAACAAGTAACCTACCCTGTGTTTGGGTTCGATTCCCATGCACTTCCGCCACTTGTTGTTATCATTTCAGTAAGTTATGAATAAAAATATGCCGAAAAACATTGACGAAACGTTGACAAGACCACCAGCACCCCCACCATTATTTACTATTCATTATTTAAAAAACCATATCATTTTTTTCAAAAAGGTTGCAATGAAAATGGATAAAAACGAACTTGAAAAATTAAAACAATCAGAAGGCTATTATTTTGGTTGCATTGGAAGGCCTGGTCATTATGTCTTTAAAAAAAATGGGGCCAAAATATATAATAGATTTTCTAATTGGATTTCAAGCATGGATGGCAAGTTAACTCCACAATTCGGCTCAACAGAAGGGGCGGCATTGTTGCATCATTTTGATGGGTTTACTATCCTTGCTTTTCATGATTATTCTATCGATAAAAGGCCTGGTTCAAATTCAATGTTTATATTTCCGGGCGAGCTTAATTTTCACCAAATGATAAAATATGCAAATAATAAATTTGGGCAAATAATGGAGAGATTTGGGTTTGTTATTAAGGAACTCCAAACCCCTCCTGTTATTACCGGAAGGGGTGGAGGAGGCATGTCCTATTTCTGATTCTGAATTATATGATCCTTCTTCGCGGACCCTCTGCTTGAACCATGGAAATAGGCCATTGCGCCGATCGTGAGCGTACCCAGGGACCCGAGCATGGTGTAAATCAACTTCTCATTCCCCGGCGGAATCACACACCAGAACAATGTCATTAATGCCCCCACAAATGAAGCAAGTAACAGATATGCAAGCACATCGGGCGTGGTGTCCTTAACTTCCATCTGGCGCTTTCGTGCCGAGTCGGCATCGTCATAGTCCAGCTTGGTTAAATCGATATCCAATTTTTTCATCTGGACTTTGAAATCCTGGTCAGCCTTTTTCAAAGTTGCCAGAATCTCAGGAGTGGCACCCTGCAGAGCCAGAGAAATATCCTCCTCGGTACCATCACCGTTCCCCAGGATAGCCTCACTGATTGCCTTCACGCCTAGGCCTGTTAAAGGCCCTCCAAGAGCTGTCGCAATGGTCGGCGCCACGGCCTTAACCACTGATTTCCAATCAAATTCCATGATTAATTACTCCTTTTCTAATTTTTCCGCAAATACAGCCATGCTTATATCAATGCCGGCTATGCTCTTTTTTATTCCTTCGAAATCCTGACTGCCTTTATCAAGGCGTTTTTCATGATTTATTAAAGTATTCCCCTGCGTTGCTAAAGACGTCTCAACACCGGTTTTCCATTTAAAGCATTCTGACGAACTTAAAGCGCTATGAATATCAGTCTCTTTTGATTGGTTACCATTTCGATTCTTTAACCAATCAAACACAATCCTGCCGCTGATACCAATCCCAGTCCCTACAGCTACAAGTCCAGCATAACTCATCAAATTCGGATCGCTCATCGTTAATCCCCCTTGCCTTATGGGGTTATCCTCTGATATAGGGCATCAGCCGGATAGCCTCGATACAGGTTATTAGGTCAGGGCCGTCGATTTGCTGCCGGCTTATCGGCGGTCCGTCCGTTATAATTGAATAAAAATAGTTGTTTCATCAGATACGCACCCTACACGTGCCTGGCGGTTCCGCCAGCTCTCACCGGACACACCCTGAACCAATTCTCCCGATTCATTCGTCCAGACTTCCCCGCTTACCGGGTCCCAGGACCAGGCCGCTTCCCCGGAGTTGTTCGTTACCGGCCCGCAGCGCTGAGCCCGCAGGTACTCCCCGCTCCCCTTTGTGGTGGATTCAATGGAGAGACCAACATTCGGGAGACGCCCGGAACCGTCATCCATGGCCAACTTCCACTGTCCGTTCTGCAGGCATACGGGTCTGTATGGAGCAATGGATTCCCCAGAGGCTACCCGAAATCGTGCGTATGTATGGAGAAAATAATCTATCTGTTGAGTGGAAGTTTTTAAAATTCCGTTCCACCCGGTAACACCATACTCGACTGTAACTAAACCATATTTAGTTGTTGTTGCCATGATTTCCTCGCTTCATGCCGTTTATTCCGTATCATAAACCTGAATTCTCTCTCGACCATATGAAATTTATGACCATGAATTTCATTCTCACCTAATTCCTCAATAATTTTGTCAAAAGTTTCTTCCAGGATTAAATATATTTTATCCGGTAATTGTCGTTTCATTTTTATTCCCCAATTCTTTTCACAAAGTTTACACGGACATCATTAATCAATGCCTGAGGGTTCTTACGAGTTATTACGGGTGCTGACAACAAAACCTCACTCGGCAATTCCGGGATAGAATCAAGGGGTACATCCTCTCTTAATAATTTTAATTTGAATGTTGTGCTCATATCTTAGTTACCGTTCTTTTAACCCATGCCGAATAATATGTCTGACCACTAACATCGATATAATTACGCAGCCAGAACTCAATCGAGCCGGCTAAACTGCCGTTGTCTATTAAATTCATAGCTTCGGTATATACATAATGATCATTATCGATCCCTGTTATTGTACGAACCAGCGAGGAAGACACCCACACTTGCACTTCAAACAAACCTTCCCATGTATTTTCAGCATCTGTATAATAATCCGGATTTTCAAGACCTGCGCCATCGCCCCTAACCCTTGGATTCCAGGCAAGATCTATATTGGTAGAGTACGTAGGATCTAAGGCAACGCCATTCGCTATTAAATTGCACGGATCATAAGGTTCCCTGGCAGTCCCTGCCAACTCAATGTATTTTGGCATGGCATACTCTATAGCACTTATTGTATATCCTGAGTAAGGAACGACCTTAAAATAAATCTGAGCGCCTAAAACAAATTCGACATTCGTTAAAATTTCATACCTTCCGCCACCAATAAAATAAAAATCTTCTCCGACTGAATGATGAACCTGATCTGTCCCCCATCTCATTCTATAAATGCCTTCAATCTTATATTTGTTATCAGAGCCATAAGGCGTAATGGTCTGGAAGGTAACGATTTCATTATGTATAACCGCCAAATTTGTTGCCGTAAATAACTGATCCCTGGTAACACTCTGAATTGCATCCGCATCTGTCTCAATAATGACATCAAAGCCTACATCGTCATCAATAATATTGGTCTGGTCCGTGTAAGCAGATGCCAATGTACCATGAACCGCAAAAGAAGTTGCATCCTGAATCTTGGCGAATGAAGCCCCATCGTCAATGGACATGTACAAAGCATACCCAACCTCGTACCCTTTTTCTCTGCCCACCAGGGTAATGATTTTAATTTCATCTCCGACAAGCACGTAGGGAGCTTCCTTGATTGTAAAATTGTCGAGCGGTTCTAACGGGAATTGAGTGGGTCCTTCATCACCCTCTCCAACGGGAATGTCCATGGTATCCGCTGGAATTAACTGACCTGCATATCGAGGATCCTCGATGCAGGAAACAATAATTTTTCCGGACAATAAATCCTCTTCCTGTATATTTAAAACCCGCAAGATCAAATTCTCGCTATAACGAGCATAGGTGAGCCTAAAAACATCCCCCGGCATATATCGAAATAATTTACGGTTTGTTTCAATTACAACATCCGCAAAAGGATAAGCATTCTCCTGTATAATTCTGTCCGCCGCCCACTGAGCATTCGGTGTGGTTGTGAACAGCATAAACCGTGCGGATTTATGAATAGTTCCGACCACCTGTTTACTGCCCAGGTCTTCAGACATTACAACAGATTCTTTTACATTTACTCCAATTGCCATTTTTTAACTTCCTGTAAAATCAAAGTTTACTAATGTAGGTACCGTATAATACCCGTCCATTGTATAACCCCATTCATAAACTTGGTTATCTTCAGTAACTGCCAGCATGTGGGCTTCTCCCTGCTCTGCTATCTTTGAAAATGCTGGGCAATTCGTTATTTGAGTATATATTAAGACATCAGTTGGCCTATATCCAAGTCCTAATTGCCCTGCTGAGTTTTCTCCAGCCATCCATAAAGTCCCATCGGATTTCAGGATGGCAGAAAAGAACGCTCCACACATAAAATCTTGGACATCGGGGATCTCCATCTTTACTGGGGTATACGTTTCACCGGTATACTTCGCAGTACCATCGCCAAACTGCCCAGAAGTATTTGTACCCCAATAATAAACGTCTCCATTATTTTTCTGAGCTAAACAATGACAATCCCCAACTCTTACCTTTGCCCAGTCTGTATCAGTGCCTATTTGTGTGAATTGAATTTGATGACCACCACTTTCGCCCGGTTGACCAATACAACTACATCCATTATTGCCTGTCCCCCATAATCTTCCCGAAGAATCAATCGCAATTGAAAAGTTCCAACCACACCAAACGTCTACCCAATCTGTTTTGCCTAAATATTCCTGTACTGGAAGCAGGACAATTAATCCCTCAATAGGAGTATATGCCGGACCTAAACCACATTCCCCTTGTGCGGGATCCCCACCTGTTTGATATCCCCAACCATACAACTTTCCAGTACCAGATTCTAAACCCATAGTATGCCGACCACCCATACGAACTTTTGAGAAAAAATAACCAATTCCTCCTTCTATAGGGTATTCTACACTACCGTGACTTCCATCGCCATATTCCCCATTATCCCCTTCTCCCCAACACCATAATTGTCCTTGATCATCTATACCCCAAGCATGCTCAGGATAAATTCCACCATAAATAAAATTATGATCGCCATACGGGATTACAGGGGCAGAACTTAAAACCTCATCATCCGTATTATTCCCTAATTGGCCACACCATCCATCCCCCCAAGTGTAAATAGTGCCATTAGACAAAACTACCTGTGCAACACTATAATCGCACGAAAGGTAAGAAATGGATATATCAGGCAATCCAACTCTCAAAACATAATTAACTCGTACATCATTAACACAACCAATTAATGACTTTCGAGTTACTACGGGTGGAGACAATAAAGCATTGCTTGGTAAATCCGGTATGGAAGCTAAAGCAATATCATCTCTTAATAATTTTAGTTTGAATGAGTGACTCATTTTCCAATTCGTCCAAGTAGTTCATTAATACATGACCTTCAGTATAAATTCTTTCACTGATAAGCAAATTCCAAAAACCCGGGTCATGCAGGTGATTTGCAACAGGAAATGGAAATAAAACTACCACCGTTCCATCTTCCCATTTCTTTAATATTCGAACACCGTTAGTCTCCTTAATAATAATCAAGTCTTTTGAGCTGCACACCGGGCACTCAACTCCATTAAAAGAAGTCGCACCGCATTTACATTTATAGGCTATCATTCGTCTGAGCTGCTCGTAAGCATCCCTCCTCCATGAAGTAAAAAAGCCTCAATATATGTGCTGGCAGATTGCTGTGTACCAATTAACGCACTGATTCCCCTGCCCTCACCACTTAAGGTCGCGGCTACCTGGGCAAAAGTGGCATTACCAATTAAATCGGTACCCAAACCTAAATGCATGTCATTTACTAAAATATGATAAATCGCATGTGCAATGTTATAATCGTAAGCATTAATAGATTCTAAAGCACTGAACGCATACTTCGGACGTTTTCCAACAACAAACCGCATAGTGGGCGCACCGTTGTTTCTGCCAATATAATTATCATTAAAAAACGCATAGCATAATCCACGGTATGCGGGATTAAGCGTACCGTCCGCCAAGGAGCCCCCGACAGTACTATTCGCTACCTGATCATCCGTACCAAAATAAAATGTCATCGACCCCATTGAAGTCGCAGTTTCTGATTCATCGTACTCGTATCGAAATACTAAATGTAACTGGGCATTTTTATATTGATAAGCTGAATCGCTGAAAGGGTCTGAATTAACTGTTAAATTATTTATCCCCATTAGAGCGTCGGCCATCGATGCGCATGGTGCAAGGAGAGAAAACGTCCTGTTAAGAATAACAGCGGTTTTGGTATATAAAAATTCATTGGTGGCATCGTACCAATCCGCAGAAATTGTCCCACTAATATATTCCACACCATAGGGAGTGAGGGCTGACTCTCCTGTTGCATCCAGCCAGGGATCTGGGGGTTGAGTAACAACTTTTATTGTGCTCCCGGAATGCTCGCACACATGTGTTACATCATGATGATGAGTAACTTCTTTCCCGGTAAGTTCCGGCTCTAAATTGCCTAATGTAATGGTTTCTTCTCCACCGGAGGCCGGACAATCAAGCTCCCCCGCCCAAACTAAAGTATCCCCCGCATATACGGCATAAAGAGTATCCACCGGTCCTAAGCAAATACCCACAAGCCAGGAGCAAAAATATTTATAACCGGAAAGAAATTCCTCGCCTGATGCACCACCTTTCCCTCCCTCAACCTCTGTCATAACTTCTTCATTACGATCTCCAAAAAAATAGAAAATATTACCGGTGGTTTTAATCGTGCCGAGAACATCGGGAATGATCGTTCCTTCCGAAGCCGTTGCAATATGAAGCTGACCTATTTGTGGTTGCCCGGGAGAATCTACATCAGGGGTCACAGGATTAATATAAGACGCAACTCCTGCGACCAGAGAAAATGTCAACATTCCGACATAGGGATTAAAACCGGAAGCAATAAATCCTATTATACCGGCAAATCCAGCAATAAAAAAATTAGTCCAGCTACTCATATACCCTCAATCCATATTGTTTTCTAAAGTTAGTGGTTGCATCATTCCATGGTCGGGGTTCTACTCGCATACCGGTCAATACCTGATACACTCGATTCTCATAATATATGGCCGTATGAGCTGAAGCCCTGCCATACTGAAACATAATTACATCCCCATTTTTTGGATTTGCGTACCCAACACTTTTTAAAGTGCCCGTTGGATGTGAGTCTGCAAAATTAAAAATGCCAAGCAATAATTTTTCGCCTGTACGATGAAGATGCCAATCCGGAGCGTACTCAGGAATATTATAACTATCTATCACCCCTAATTCCTTATACACTTCCGCACAAAAATGGATGCAATCCACACCGCCCTGCTTACCCTTTACAGCACATCGATGCCGGAACGGGGTGTTAATCCATGAATCAATAATTGCTTTCAATTGTAACTGCCGTTCTGTTTCTGTAAAATACCATTCCATTAGTACACCGGTTTTGAAAAAGTTCTTAGAACTGGATTCTCAAAAGAAATATAGGGAAACCCGAAATAATGAACCATGTTATCGAATTTATCCCGACAGGTTTCTTTTAATTTATCACATCCTGCCGAAACTATAACTGAACTTCCTGCCTCTAAAGTAACCAAAGCATATCTCATGGTTACCGTTAACCCCGAATGATCCACGATCATACGTTTGTGATCCCCGAAATATAAATTACCAAGAAGATAATAAGGCGCCGCATTGCTCTCAAAGGTTGCCCCGGATAATGTTAAAACAAACCCACTGGCACTGATACTGTCTACCGTGGCTGTTATTTGATAGGTTGCTTCAGTTACCCCGCACCTGGCACTGTAGATTGTATGATTGCAACCCGGTTGATATCTATATCTTGGAACGGATCTATGAAGGACATATTCTAAAGACACGCAGGGGATACTATAAGCAGGGCCCTGGGCTGATATTTTTTCCACTAAACCCGAAAAAATAGGTGAAGCTTCAATCGGACTTTGATCCCAAAACACATTATAGATCGTAATCCAAACACTATCTATCGCCATATTAGCTCCATACTCTGAAAATGGCGGCATGGTTCGAGCACAAGTTATTGTTACGGTATCCGCCGCAATATCACTATCATGCTGAATTGTTTGTCTCATAATCGGACCCGGAACATAAGTGTTTCCATTGTAAACAATTGGATTAAGTCCGCTGGTATATCTCCAGTGGGTGGAACCCCTCCAGATATGGAATAACTCTGCAGGTCGGCGTTCCGTACCTTCTTCATTATTTGTAAAAGTTGCTGATGGTGAAGATTTCATAAGTCCGCGTACTCGTTAGGAAGTTCAATAAAATATAAATCTGTTGTTGCAATATCCGGAGTGACATACTCCCATTCAATCTCATCGATATCAAATCGGCCTAAATATAAAATTGAAACCATCTTAACCCTTGCCATTGTTACGGCTTCTCCCAGGGAAGACTCCATGGTCAAGAGAGTGGAGGACGGAGCTCCTATTATTTTTCTGGCAAACCACTTATTTGAATTAACATAAATAAATATATAACGCCCGGTCCCGGGAGTCGCAGGATAAAAAGTGCTGTACTCGATGTCTTCAATGCTGATATTAAGATCCGCCGATCCAATATCAGACGTTAAAACAATGTCCTTTTGAAAAGACGGAAACCATAAAGCCCCCAACATTCCCAGCCGATTGTCAAACAGATCGTTTACTTCGCTGATCTTAGCTCTGGTTCTAAAAATATATTGCAAGTTTGTTCGATAGCGCGGGTATGTTTCAACCTCTTCACCTGCCGTATAACCGAACCCTTCAAATTCCTCAAAGCCATGAGCGAACGAATCTTTCGGATTCTCAGTCCAATACGGAAATAAATGAAAAACATACTTGTCTTTAAATGTAGAAAAACTCATGCCTCACCGGATATTGATCTGAAAGATTCGTTAAAACTCAACCCCACTACCGAATGCTCCTGTGTCGGCGCTTCCAGGTCAACCGCCATACCCAACGTTGCTTTAAACAATGGATACACCTTTGATCCCTGAGCCCATGTCGAGTCTAAATTCTTATCCAATGTAATGGTTGTCGAATCAAAGCTTAATATTTCCCCGGACTCGAAAGTGTTATAATCTTTATGCAAAACAACCTCAACAACCTCACCGCTCGGCCCGATTTGATCCAATTCCCGGTAGGTTGCTTCGTCTACATTTAAAACACTGGAACCTGCTGAAGCCTCGCTGGTTAATTGCATTTCGTATGGCCATATAGGTACATGCCATACTTGATTTACATATTTGTTCAAACGCCTTCTCAGATAACTCGTCTGGGCCTGGTTCTTAGTCTGAACCGTAAAAGATAGTCCATGTTCAACCGTTGGGCGAATACCGCTTCGCTGTTCATTCCCTTCTTCGGTTTCTGTAATTGTCGTAATGTATCGCCGCTGCAACTTAACGTCTTCAGCCCAGTGCGGAGCAAATGAGCACAACGTTTCTGCCGGGGCAATGGTATACATTATCGGCCACCCCCAACAATTCTTTTAATCATGGGTGCGTTCTGACCCATAAAATTAAACATTGCGCTCTTCCCCATCGGAGAAGCAAGAAGTCTGGGCAATACCCGTTCATCCACGACATTGATATTGGTCAGCTCCACCCGGGTACCGCCCGGCCCCAATGCTGCCATTTGATCCGGTGTAAAAATTCCCTCATTCTTTTTTGTAATGACAGGGCGTTCGTCAGGAGCAAGACCTCCGTGAGCTTTTTTGGCATTTGCGAAGATGTTAGGATTAACAATCCTGGTGGGAAATGGGGTAACACCGACGATTCCACCTTCATGAGCTACACCTCTAGGCATTGAATAATCTACAGGCCCCATCCCTCCTGTATCCGGTGTTGGGGAGCTACCACCCATGGCCATACCCATCGCCATCATAATAGCTTTCTGAATCAACAGCTTAGTGATCATCTCACCGATCCAGCGAAGAGTACTGCGAGCCCAGTCCTGAAACGCCTGCTCCGCGGATTTAGTTCCCTCAATCACATCCCATATAGCGCCCGTCACATCGCTGCTGAACGTATCGACAAACGTTTCCCCAATATTCATGAATAATTCTTGCCACGACTGAATCTTTTCTTTTGCCCGATCGAGACCCCACATCAATGCTTCAATCATGGTGCCGTTTGAAGCAACCATCCTCTCATTATATTCTTCCAGAGTTATCGCCGCATGATCAAAGGCCTCCTGAATACTGGCAACATAATCTTCAACCGCAACCTCTCCGCGCTTCCACTGTTTCTCATGTTCGTCCATCCAGTAAACATAATAGGATTTCATACGATTCAAAAAATCATGGGTTTCGATCATATGTTCTTCGTGCATGAACTTCATAATTGCAAGCCACTTATCCGAGTACAGCTGTGTGGCGGATAATCCTTCATTGAAATATCGTTTCAGCGCATTGATTCGATCCTGATGATTAGACTCGGCGTTGGACGTTCGTTTTTCTTCAACCTTATTTTCTTCCTCGATCAATTTTTGATAGACCGCCTTAACCTTCGAATGATATTCTCCGTGAAGTATCTTTAAATTCTCATAATGAGTCCTGTGCCGATTTAAACGATCCTCCATAAATCCTAACTCAAGATCCCGCTCCTCCTGGGCAAGCCGGGCGGTTTCGTCCTTATCCCCAACAGCGATCTTCTTTTTAGCCTCCAGGATAGTCTTGGCCTTATCCTCTTCAATCTTTGCCGCCTGATCCGCCTGATCCTTTACAATCTTCAATGATTTAGCCGCCACTTCATTCTCATGAGCGGTTCGAAGATTGCCGTATTTCTCCATCACCTGAGCCACGGATTCATTAAACTTCGTGCGATCTTTCAACCGGGCGGCCAGCCATTTCTGATCCGCCAACAATTGTTTGTCCTGCTGCATCCGCAACTTTTCAAACGCATCCCCGCTGGCCCTCTCCATAGCCGTGTAGTATTGTTTGTCGGACTCTAACTTTAATTCAGCTGCGGACTTTCCCTTTTGTTTTTTTTCTTTGACTTTAGAGACAGATCCTTCAATCGCCGCCATAAACCCTGCATGCCTCATGGCCATCTCTTGAAATTTTGAATCGCGCTTCTTTCTCAACTCCGTTTCTTTAGCAATTGCCTGTTTGCTAATATTATCCCTGTCTATTTGAGAAAGTTTTTCAACGCTGACCTTTGTAAGCGCCTTTGCCTTTACCTTGTCAATTTCTTCCTCATAATATTCATCGATCTTTTTAAGATCCTCACTATAACGTGAGTCAACATCACCTGCATATTCACGAAGCGCGTTTTTCTTGAAATTTATTAAAGCCTGAAAACTCAATTCTTCTTTTTTATTATTATCAATCTGTTTCAATAAGGTTTTAGCGGCCTCGTCACCCTTTGCAACTCCGATTAAACGCTCCGCGTCCGGTTCGTCCCGCAGTCTTTTCTTAAGCGTGCTCGCTCTATTTTTCTGAGTTTTAAGCATGGTGTCGGTAGCCACAACCATGCGGGCTTTTTCAAGGTCATTTAAGGTTTTGTAATAGGCTTCGTATTCATCAGTAATACTCCGCAACGCTCCACCACTAACCATCGATGTTTCTTTGTTCAATGCGGCCATTGCATCTTCAAGCCGTTTGATGGCATCGGCCAGTTTGTCCGTGGCACCCTCGGTCTCAAAGTATTTTGTGATTAATTCTTTTGCCTCATCGATCGTGATTTTTTCCTGTTTAACGAAAAGAACTAACTGAGAAGTTAAGTCCTGATTAGCATTTTCAAGACTATTTATAGCAATGCGCCCTGTTTTCCATTGCTCAACAGAAGCTTTCCCGGCAAATTCATTGTCGATCCACACATCGGCGGCAGCGTCCGTGCTGACCTTCAACGCGTCAAAACCGGCAGTTAACTCTTTAACCCGCTTTGTCTGCAGGGCAATCAGGCTAATTAAATCCGGCAGGCTGTTTCGAAATTTATCAAACGAAAGCTTCTGGATTGCTCGATTTAATTCTTCATGGCTCGCGGTATTAAAATTTACATACCTGGCCAGATCCTCGTGTTCTTTTTGTAATCGCTTCACCGTAGCTTTGTACTGCTCGGTAACGTCTTCACCGTCTTCAAGCTTTTCGTTCAAATCCTCCAGGGCCTTAGAGTGCTGCTGAAGTGATCCTATCCCGGCTTTATGAACCTCGACAGTTTTCTCAAGCTCTTCCCGATGCTTTTTTGACCAATTAACAACAACTCCAAAAGCAGTGGCCATGGCACCAAGAATCAAGACAAACTTTGTTAACGGCGACAAAGCCGCAAACATTGATGAAAGTGCTATCCCTGCAGCCCTTAATTTTGTCAAGCTTGCTCCAGAAAGAAGAAGCACCGAGTTCCATGTGGTAAACTGAAAAACTAAACCGCTAATTGCAGCCTTCAACCCAGTCCAAACTGCCATGCTTTTCATCAAGCTGTATAAAACCTTTAGTGCTTTTGCGGTCCCCAGAATCACCAATGACCAGGCCCCCCACCCGATCAGTGTGGTACCAATAACGTTCTTTGCGACAGCCTCCATTACATAGGAAAGACCCTTTAAAGTATCCACCAGCAGCGCAATCGCGCTGGAAACCCCTGCTTCACCGGCCGCGATCGCAACCAGCTTAAATCTATCCGCCAGGTTCTTTAATTTAACACCAAGACCCTCTGCCTGAATACCGGCCATGGCCTCTGCAGCGCCAACATCGTAGACCTTGCTGAGCATATTCGCATACTCGGTACCGGCAAATGATTTTACCAGGATTGCCGCGGCCTGAGATCCCCGCAGTCCGAACAACTCAAACGCCTTGGTCATATCAACCGCGCCCTTCTTGCTGTCCCACATGACTGGGAGAAGGTTATTAATCGCGGTTTGAAACCCGACGATGCGCGGATTCACTTTTTCCAGTTCGATGTTATGGGATTCAAACGCTTCTCTTAATTTACCGGTAGGCGCCATTAGCCGGGCAAGAACCTGCCTGAGACCGGTACCGATCGTGCTGGCCCGCAAACCGCTGTTCGCCAGAACCATCATGGACGCGGCGGTCTGTTCTAAGGACAAACCGGTCTGAGCCGCGACTGAACCAACAAAGTTGAAAGAGATACGCAATTTATCAATGGTGAGCTTGGACTTATTGATCGCGTTGGCCATCACATCGGCAACACGGGAGGCCTCCGTAGCTTCAAGGGAAAACGCGCGAATTGTTGTGGTTAAAAGGTCCGACGTAACTTTCAGGCTGGTCAAGGTGCCGGTAGCCAGGTTTGCAACCGCTTGAATCGCGGCCATGGATTCGGAAGCGGAGAAACCGGCCTGGGTAAGCAGAACCATGCCCTCGGCTACCTCAACCGTAGAAAACTTTGTTCTCTTGGCAACCTGTTTAATGGTATCACCCATCACGGAAACCTGGGCTTCAGTCGCACCGGAAATTGCTTGCAAGTTCTTTAATGCCTGATCAAAATTTATGATTTCCTGGGTGCCGGCGGTCAGGGCCGTGTAAATACCAAAGATGGCCTTGGATGCAAGGCCGTATGACGCGGTAACTTTCATGGCCGCTTTCATACGCTCCCACGCACCGGATACCTTGCCGATCTGCTTACCGGTCCATTGTTGGGTCTCACCTAATTTTTTGGTATCCTTTGTTGCTTTGGTCATGCTGGTGGACATGGACTTAGTGGCTTTAGACGCACTGGTAGCTTTAGAACTAAGACCCTGCATACGACTGTTCAGACCCTGCATCTCAGTTCTTAATCGTTTGATCGCACTAATAACCTGCGAGATATCAGATGTAAAAACAGTCCCCAGCGTTAAAGTCTTATCAGCCATTTTAGCTCACTCCCAGACGCACCGACTTACCGGTGGCCCACTGTTTGTGCATGCCCATCATTCGTTTGGTTTCCGCCTCCTTTTCTTCCTGGGTCATGTCTTCATACATCGATGGATCCTGGAACATGAACCCGCCGGATTGCTTTTTCGGTTGATCCGATTCAATCTCTGCATCCTCATTCAATGAAAATCCATGCATGTGCATCATGAACCGCATTCGAACCTCTTCGCGTTTTTGAGTATGCTCATACAGCGCTAAGAACTGTCCTCGGGTGAGTCCTCCGTCTCTGAAACTTCTGGCATAGAAGTGACTGAGATCGTACTGTCCGTATCGCTCAAGGACGGTGGTAACAGCCTCCCCGAAAGAAACATACTCTTGATCGTCCCGAGAAGGCTCTCCACGTTTTTTGACGGTTCTTCAAAGTTCTTTTCGTAAATTGATTTAACCAGCTCGCTAAGCTGATAGTTTGTCATTTCTTCAAAAATCTTTTTAGGTTTTTCTTCATCCGTAATAAAACCCAAAATCTTGATCAGGTTTTTTTCGATCAGCTTTAACAAAAAATCAATGAACCCGATAAGCTCCTCTTCTTTCTCGCTCACCTTCTGTTCGAAATATTTTTGCAGTGCATTCTGAATAACATCCCCAAACAATTTTTCATCCTTCAGGGACATGGGATAAAGGGTAATGCTCCGCAGACTACGATTTCCAATATCAAACTCCGTAATCTGCGGATTGAGTCTATCTTGATTCTCCGCCATGTTTCACACTCCTTTTAAGGTTGGTTAAAGATTAAACATCTTCCCAATAAATTCTCCCAAGCGGCATATCGTCCCAAACCGCGTCACCGCCGCTAACATCGGACGATGCGTTCATGGACTCGAACGTAACCGGAACCGCAGCCGCATCCTCACTTTGAAGATCAATCTCAAGTGCAGATTTAACCTGGGCTCGCGGGAAAATAATATTCATCGTATTGGTACCATCCGGGTAGGTATACAAAGCTTCCATCCGAACGTATGCCGGGGCTGTTCTTCCGCCCAGAGCGACTTCTCCGGAATGAGCATCAGCATATCCGGAAGTCGGATCAATGCCGTAAGACATTGCTACGTTAAACGGTGTGAGTTCTCTCCAAGCGCACTCCATGGATGCTGACTCACGAATCGCAGTGGTGAACTCCTTGATTAACGGAAAACCTCCCTCAAGGTCGAAATAATCCGCGCCACCAATAAACTTTGTGTTTGCCAAAGATCCGATAGAATCGCTTGACGCACCCTGACCATTGATTTTTCCAATGTTATCCGCTGAATTCAGCACTCGAAGTTGAGCCAAACCCAAAGCTATGGTGGTAGTATCTGTACAAACAGGTCCCTTGCGTGCCATTACACTTCACCTCCTTTCGAGGTTTATTTTTTTTAAATTTTTGCGGAGATTTTCAACCGGATATGGTTGATTGATTCGGCGTTGAGCCGATTGAGGGAAATTCTTGGTTCGGAAATATGTTAAAGATATTCCAGTGGTCCGGATTTTCTTTTCTGCACCGGCGCCGTAAACATCTCATTTTAATGGACCCGTAAACGATCATATCCACCGGAGCAAACCCGTGAGTCGAGTCCCTCCCGAAGATAAATCGCCACAGCCCATTTTCCTGGCGCTCTAGTGTTCGCTTACCACAAATTGAGCAGTTATAAAACATTTTCTTTTTATCATTCATATCTTTGACGCCGTTTTTAGGGTTACGAACAGAATAATATATTTCGTATTGTCTGGAGCGCGCAGCTCCTTGGATTCAATAATGTCCTGAACAACGAATGATCCGAGCAACACCCAGTCATCGGGCCCGGACGGAACACTTCGGTAAAACGGGATGCGCTTCATGCCATCGGTCATTGTCGTATCGCTCAGCAGATCGACCATGGTGTCCGTTAACTGAGCCAGCTTAAATCCTTCAGGGTCCTTGCGCGACGCGCAGTACACCTCTAAGGGGACGGTGGACATATATCCCCTGTCGATTTCTCCCAGATCGATATTCACCCACCGGTCTACGGACTTGTCGTTCAATAAATCCGGGCTGCTCAAAGATTTATCAAACGTAAGTTCTCCGGTGTATCCGGAGCAGAAAAACCGTTTAATCGAATCTTTAAAATTAGCCCTGCGTGCTGTCGGGTCCAAACTCATTTTTTATATCCTCGGATAACCTGTCAAGACCTTGAAAGAAATCTTGTTCCACGAAGTCCCGGGCCTTCGAAAATTCTTTAAATGACGATCGATCCGGATTCGCCACGCACACACTTAAGTACTCGAGTATATATATAAGCTCGGTGTGTGGTAATTCCAGAATAACATGGACGTCTTTGGGTTGTACGTTAAGGACTTTCATGTCGGTAGCCGCCATTGAATATAATGAGGAATAGAAGGATCAGGATTAAAACAAACTTCTTCCATACCACAAAAAATACACCTTCTTGTGGCTCCGGGACCTTCCCCATAATATCGAAATGTACCTCCAGCAGAAACATGTAAACAGTATCGAGTTAATTTTCTAATCCAATCTTTGGCCTGTCGAGCATAATCAGCGGTTCCAACAGCAGTCGTAAGAGACTTTTCTATAATTTCTATAGCCTCTCTCAATCTCTCTTGTGTATCAGGATAGTTCATTAATTACCTCCACGCCCCTTTAATAGTCTGTAATGTTTTCGCACCCTCTTTCGGCCATTCGCCTTTGGCATATTCCTCTCGAGTCGGATTAAACAGTGGCCGGGGAGGATGCTTTCCGCCCTGTCCAAAATCACCGCCAAACTCCATGACCGTCGCGTACATCCCAATGCTTTTTGGCTTACCTAATCGTCCGGGATGAGTAGCCGTCCTGCCAAACCACGACTTGCCGCCCTGATCCATCACGTCATTGATGCCGACCACCCATCCGTCTTTTACGCTACGCTTAACAATGTTTTTTACAAGATCTCCGTCTAAGCGCCAGAAGTTGCCCATAAAACCTGTTTTCTTCCACGCGGCATATCGATGACGATACGGGGCATAACCATATTTCGAGCCTGACTTAAACAAATTGTCGAGCAGTAACCAATGAAAACTCGCCGCATTTCGAAAATCCAGTATCCTCGACTTCCGTTTATACCACAACTCTATCCTATCCAAAGCCCCCATATATCGCCGATAATCTGTTTTGTTGAACTCGAGTTGAATCATTATCCCTTAATCCACCCATCCAGAACCTTGTCAAACCTAACCGTTTTATCCGCAGGCAGCAGCGTGTCCGACAGCTTCACGTGCTTCCTGAATACCCTGGGAGACTGGCTAACAGCGCCGTCCTTCTTCTTAAACAAGATAAGCACATCAGCCTGTGTATTTCTTAGGTGGACCTTAAGAGGGCAATATGTCCTCACCTGACCATCCTTTTCCAAGGGGACTCGCATCAAGCCGTCCCCAACGATTTCATCGTCATAAATAACGAAATACCAGTCTCTTGGTTTCTCAGCAGCATTAATCTCTGATAATGAATTCAAAAGAGTGGCCTGGCCCACTAAATTCTTCACACCGTTAAATGAATCCAAAGTCTTTTTCGGATCAGCATCCGGGCTGCCCGATTTCAAAATAAATAATGTTAACATTTCATCTCCTCCTCAAAGTAAAAAAACCATGAGCGGTTGGGTATTGATCGTAATAACTATCTTTAATTCCATCCACCTTAAATGTGAATTGTTCTACGATCAGGTTATGATGATTAAAAAACGCTTTCCACTCGTCCTCGTCCATGCAGGTAATATGCGTCGGGTCCATGTTGTTGGCCGGCGCCCTGTATGTTCCGTTATCCCCCAGGGGAATTACCGCAAAAATCAGACAATCCCTCTCGCTGACGATATCAGACAAAACCGTCAACGAGATATGTTCAAAAACATCCTTGGCAATCACAACGTCTACCGGGTCAGGACCGAAGTAGTCATAATCCACTGGAGACAGGCAATATTCTTGAACTTCAGAATCACAGTTGGACAATGCGTATTCACTAACGTCCACGCCCCAGGCCTCACGCCGCAGCCAACGAAACGCCTTTACCAGAAAGCCCTTTGCGCAGCCGTAATCCAAAATTTTTTGGTTAGGCTTAATGTCAAGATAGTCGATTATGGCCATGGCCATAGGAATCGTGAGCTCAGGTATCCAACGGTAATTCTGATAGCAGCTCTTACCGGTTTCTAAACCTCGCTCATAATAATCTTGATCATAAAAGTCCAAAACGCATCCTCAATTGATCCACAACGTTAGAGTGAAACGCTTCGTTCGCGGTTACGCACTGCTCATAAAAATTCTCATGTACCGGTATAACAATGTTCTCACCATCAAACTCATAGCGATCGGTGAGCCCGAAAAATTTAGAAGCAAAAGGTTTGTGAATTGTTACTTTACGGCCCAGCAGCATCGACCAGTAAGCTCCATGGTATGAATTGGTAATGACAGTCTCGGCACCGCCAAGAAATTCTACGATACTCTCCAGGGGATATCCGTTAGCATCCTGAAGCATCGGGTAATGATCAAACGGGAAAGGCCACGGATCTTCTCTCCGGTAAGCTCTGATCTCATCTTTAACTTCATAAGTCTTATGGAATACCTCATGCATACAACTTGCGCATGGAACCCATCTAATTCCCTGGTTCCAATCTCTTACTCCTACGGCAATAAATTTTTTTATGTATTCCGGATATTCAATCTTTTCAGCACCATGAACATTATGACCGATACCCCATAAGGCCGTACGATCCGCCACCTCGCAAAACCGTTCAAGCAGTAAGAACCGACCCTGATCATATTCTGGGAATGGAATATGCAGCATCCCGCCGCCGCCAAAAATAAAGAAGACATTTTCATCCTCGAACGGTATATCTTCAAGAACCCTCGAAGTCATAGGTTCAATCTCTAAGGGCCAGTCGAAATACTGATAGGGTCCGGAGTAAATATCACCCGCGCGAGGTTCGTCTTTATCAAAAACATTAATAATTCTCATTCGACACTCTTAATCTCTTGAATAATGTATGACAGTAAATTTGGAGACACCCGATAATCATCATTTCCAAGTATCCATTTATCATACAACTCCAAACAGTTATTAGTGATATGCTCAAACTGTTCCTGGCCGATTTCGAAAGATTCTCTCAGGTCAGAAAAATCTTCCTTATACGTAATATAATGATCTCCGTCTCGCATCGGCGGAAAAAACTCCTGGTCGTTCATTCTTTCCGGAACCAGGCTGATCGTACATGCTTCCGCCGCCTCCCAGAATCTTGGGGGCGCGTATATCGAAAAGATCCATTTAAAATCCGCATAGAATAAATACCTGTTTAAAATTTCATTCTTCCATCCGGGACCGGCAAATTTTCCCTGAAACGCACTTTCAACGGCACTCAGGTCAAAACCGCCATGCTTTTTAAGAAACAATTCTGCCAAATCAAAATACCTGGGAATACAACTGTTATTCCAAAGACCTCCATTTTCATTGAAATTGTACGGCCAGTTCTTTAAACGGCACTGCATGTCCGGATGATCCTTTAAGTGCTCAAACGTGATCTTTCCGTCACGATCAAAAAGTCTCCTGCAATCTTCGCAAAATTGAAAGGCATACTCACTCGCCGGAAACATGGAATTTCCATCCAGCAATCCTAAAGACAGAAGATGCAAAAACAAATGAACCCGGCAATAATGATGCCCACCACGGACCAGGACTAATTTGTGACGCTCTGCCCACGGAGTATTCGCTGCGTTTTTCTTATCCCAGGACGGATACGGCAGGCTTTTAATTTTATTCGCAGCAACCATATCAAAATATTTTCCCCAGTTACCGCCCTGGAACTTCTTCTTTTCGCGCGTATAGTTCAAATCATTATCAATGCAAACTTCATAAGACTCCTGTGTTTTCTGGACACCGGATATCTTAAAGATTAAATCTATCAAAGCCACTTCATCAGAATCGCCGTATGTTCCGGTGAGAACCGAGTTATCATTGATATCAAACACTACCAGAACATTGCCGTTATTTTTAATCCTGGTAATCATCTCGGGAGCTAAATGATCCCCCAGTATTACGAGCGTAGAATTTTTTACCGCTAAAAAATCTTTAACCTCCTCGAACGGAATTCCATTCTTTTGACAAAACTTGCACAATGGTTTTCGATACATGATTGTATAATACTCGTTCCCGGGTGCTACGTGATAAAAAGAAATCATTTAACAGCCTCCAAATTCAAAGACATCAAAAGACCCGTGTCTTTTTTAAGATGCGGAAGATACGCCTGACTGTAATCATCAAATTTTGCATGTTCCGTTTCTCTCCAGTCCCATTCCCTAACGATTTGAAATCCAACAGAACTTAAACAGGAAAGCAAAGTTTCCTTGTCAAAACAAATGCGATGAACATCTAAAAGATGCCTCTGGCCGCCATAAAGCAATCCTGTCACCGGCTTTAAAGATTTTGTTTTACTGTAATATTCACAGATCGCTTTAAAATCAGGGACCGACAACCTTAAAATTCCTTCCGGTCTTAACAGGCTTCGCCAGTGGCCAAGCACTGCCAGGATCATATGCCGATTAAAATGTTCAAGAACATGGCTGGAATAAATCAAATCGAACGATTCTCTCTCGTATGGCAGGTTCATCGCGTTTGAATAAACATCCGCGTTTACAAAAGAAAAAACATCGACATTGATCCAGCCCGGTAAATATGTGGTACCCGTACCGATATGAAGTTTCATAGTTTAATAAACCCCTTTATTTCATCGTAACTTTCTGTATGTCGTACTCCTTCATCCATGCCTGCCTCCGTTTTTCCTGATGTGTTCTTGTCACTTCATTTACATACCCGTGACCCGACGCCATATGGTCAAGGCTCGAACAAAAAGGATGCACGTTTGATACATCACAATGCCAGCCATAAGCGATCATCATAACTTCCAGCAATTCGCCAATATCAAAACCGTAAACTACCTTTGCATCCGCAGGGCATTTCGGATCACCTGCGTGTTTTAACTGATAATCAAAACCGATGTGCTTAACCGGGACCACCCTGAAATTGGTAACACAGTTAAATTTTATGCCGACTCTAGAAAATGCTTCCCGGTTTACAGCATAGCAATGATTGTAAATGCCAAACATACCAACCCAGTCAAACATCTCCTCCTGGAACCGGGTGATCACATCGTTTCTAAAAATTATGTCCGAGTGACAAAATATGATCCACTTGTTTGTACCGCAATTCTCGATTGCCCAGTTTAAGGTATTGCCATGATCATCCCCGAAATGCCAAAACGGTTCACCCGGTCTTGTTTTTGTAAAAAATTCGCTGGGGTCGTGCTTTTCGTAAATTGTAAACGGTGTATTCACCTCATTTTGCTTTTGGAGTAAATACTCATGAACATTATCGCCAACACCCGGAACATAATACTGAATCGGAAGCGACGTGTACCACGGATCGCCCGGATCGCGCTCCGGTCCGTTATAATAGATGCCGCCCTTCTCCACCACATGAACACAGAGATTCGACGTGTCGCAGTTTTGATACAATGTTTCCAGGAACAACGGCGCGTACGCATCGAGGTTCTGGCCTGCAAAAAAAACGCAAAGATCTATCATAAAAGTCTCCTCTATAAACCGAATTTTTCAATAATAAGATCACCTATGTAATAATAGTGCATATTATCCCTGGTCATTTCCGGAATGTTGCACCTGGTAATCGGATCCACTATAAATTGATGAACATCCCTGAACGGTATGTTATTTTCAGCGCACGCCTTGCTGAGTTCGGAGTTTAACCTCTCTGTCATATACACTCTGTCCGCAACGGTAATGCCATCACCTCTAATCGGATTGAGAACCTCAAGGGTCGGATCATTATGAAATGCAGACGGATTCGGTTGTGGCGGAACCACGCTCACGATGTGGATATTATACCCCATCTCTCTTAATCTCTTTACATACGAAATATACCTGACAACAACATTATCGATGGATTCATCCAGCGAGATCTCCAGCTCCTGGTGCCAGTAAAAAATATGAAACCTGACATCTATCTCGCCAAATATAAACCACATCTCATCGCCGTCTTTAAACGGTATGGATTCCAATTCCTTCATGATAACTTCATGATGCTTTGCAAGGGAATAAGCTAATGGGACGCCGGAGGAAACATCCAAAAACCCTTCGAAACCCTCATGCTCAACGGCCTCCGGAGATACTTTGAACTTCGATTCTTGTTGCCTGTGATCTACATTAAACATACTGGAATGGCTGTCCCCAAACACATAAATGGTCATTTGAACTCCTTGAACTCTTCAATAAAAACTGCTTTTCGGGCAATGATATCCTCTATAATGTCTGTTTCTTTAGGAGTAAGGCCGTGAAAAGATGCGCCTCCCAAGTGACGATAGCGTCCTGAAAACCCTGATGGATCAAACTTGAAGCCATAGCCCTGCATTTCCAGCTTTAGTAACTCGCCAACATCTACCCCGGAAACACTTAAAAATTCTTCCTCCTGCTCATGGTTGCCAACAAGTTTAACCGTACCGTCCCATTCTTTTGATGGCCTGCAAACCAGTCTGGCAAGAATTCCCCCCATCGGCCACAAGAGGTAATGGCAACCATTATAGACTTTCCGGTTTATAACCGTACATCCGTGGGCCCAGACCCCCAGTAAGCCGTATTCGTCAGTCATTAAAGCCATGTCTATCTTTCCGGTATATATAATGTCGGAGTGAGTTAAAATAACCCAGTCCGACGTGCAGGATTTCATCAATTCATGCATACGGTTCGCGCAATCAAACCCGGCCTGCCTCAAACCGGGGTGTGCTAACATTTGAGTGTAGGTTGGGTGCAATAAAACCTCTAAGCCTAACTGTTTGCAAAACTCTATCGAGTCCGTATCTTCCGGCCGCACGCTGACCTTAAAATTAAATTCGTCACCGGAATAATGACGCAGGCTCCGCAGCTGCATAGCCAGCAACTCGCGCTCTCCTTCATGAACAAGAATGGTGCAATAATCTATCATCTAAGCTCGCGGCTCCTGTTGCCAATAACGGTCTTTAAATATCGATATCTCTCATCGAGCAATTGATCTTTATGGTACTTACCATCATGCTTTCCAATGGTATGATAATCACTAAAATCAGTGGTCTTATCAATTTTAATATCGTATTTTTCAGGATGTTCCCATATGTCGGACCCTGGGTAAGGCTGAAACATATGCAAACCAAAAGTGTCCACCTCCGGATTATCTTCAATAAATTTTCTGGTAAGTTCCACGTCTTTCATGGTTTCCGTGGGCAGACCGGTCATTAGCTGACCGTTTATCATAAAACCGATTTTGCTCACCATCTTCACGCATTCTCTACATTGAGCAATGGTGATCTTTTTGTTCAACAATTGAAGCAAGCGATCGGACCCGGTTTCAAATCCTATGGCCAGTGACAAGCACCCGGCTTTTTTCATTTCAACAAGAAGTTCCTTATCAACACAATCCGCCCGGGTTAGGCAAAACCATTTAATCCCCTGATCTTTTAACCCCTGGCAAATCTCATACACTCTTTTCTTATTGAGGATGAAGGTATCATCAAGCACGTTAACCATCTCAACGCCGAATTCATCTCTTAAGTACAAGAACTCGCTCACGACCGCCTGCGCGGGATTAAACCGAACCTTGGTTCCGTGCATTTTTTTACTGGCACAAAAAGCGCACGAGTAAGGGCATCCTCTCCCGGTAATAATAGACGCCTCTCTTTTTACATCGGCCATATATCCAAAAGTCCTCGGGACGAGATAGCTGTAGTAATCTATGGCGCTCCTGTCCGGGAAAACAAACGGCACGCCATTTCTCTGGATATGCCCGCCCTTGCTTCTGGTTTGCACTCCTGAAATTTCTAAACTATTCCCCAATATGATATTTGCCAGCACGTCCTCACCCTGACCCAAAACACAGGCATCGGCCAGTGTGTCCTCTAAAACATGACCCGGCAACACCGTTGCATGCACACCCCCCACAATGACAGGCTTGTGGGGTTCTCTTTGTTTTAAAATTTCGATAATTTTCTTCATGTATATAAATTGCGGGCTAACACCGGTAATGCCGTACAGGTCTCCCACCGGAATAAACCACTGATCTTCGGGAATGCTCGACAAGTCACACACCGTAACTTCACATATACGTTTGATATGTGCCGCGACGTACAAAATGCCAAGCATCGGGATGTCCCGGTCTGATATTAACCAGGGACTCGGAGGAATAATTAAAACTATTTTTTCAATTTTTTTCATTAGGCAAACTCATTAAAAGTGGTTTTGGTTAAAACTTCTTCAAGCACAATTTGCTGTTTGGCATACTTGCAATATGAGCAGGTTCTTTCCGGTATATCCAACGCGTTCGTTGTGTAAAATTTTAGAACCTCATCATATCGACATACTCGATAATCCGGATTTACCTGAAAATTATGCTCCTGGACCAACTCCGTGCTCGGGCAAGGATAAATGTACCCGTCCGTATAAAAAAACGGCTTAATCAAGTGCAGGTAGCACTTGGTGTTATGACGATAGGTGTCAATATTAAAGTCCGAAAGGAATATGTAATCGCTCTCGTACCTCTCTACAATACCCCTGACCTTTTCAACCAGTTCATCAATTTCTTCCAATGGCCTGATACAGTCCGGAGCAATTCTACAGACAATCTTATGCTCGTCTGCAAACCTGACAATCTTTTCAAACACTTCGATGGTTGTAAGATCATTCCAAATATAACAACCCGAAATATACGCCCCTGACTGACGGATAGGCCCAATATTAATAGTGTCATAAAAATCCAAAGTATTGAATGAAACCCGGATCCAGTCAAAGTACTCCCAATGCTTCACGCGCTGCGACTCCAGGGCATTGGTGTTTATCCCCATATGCATGCCTAAATCCAATTTTAAAAATTCGATTGTTTCGTTTATATGAGAATACAATGACGGTTCACCACCACCGGTCAGCTCGACAGCCCTTGCGCCTAATTCGTGAAATTGACTCATACCTTCTTTGAGTGATCCGAAAGGCATATCCAATGTCTTGTCTTTACGATTTTTAAAGCAGCAATGAAAACAATGCATTTGACATTTGTTGGTTGGCGACATGTGTATCAAAATAGGAGACACAATACCTGACTGTAATTTCTGTAAACGGTCAAGGTGCTTATAAAGCTTTACAGTGTTTGACGTATGCGAAAATGGTCTTTTCATATAAAATTCTCCATCTGAGGATTTAAAATCATCCCAACTAAATCGTTCTGATCTTTGAATACGCAGTGGTCACAATTGTCGGTCGGAAACGGGCTCATTTCTTTCTCGTAAACATCACAAAGATCCTCCATCCTCACCCAACGAAACTGATCATTGAATCTACCCTCAGCTCCGCTATGCAAGACAACCGAGCTGCACGGGTAAACAAAACCGTCGTGCAGTATAAAGGGTTTGAAATAACACCAGTAACAATGATCGGGCCGGTCAAAGATTTTTTCCTGATAAAAATAAGGCGCTCCCCACTTTGCAATTTTATCACCGTATATTTTGTTATTAATTTCCTGTCGCTCTTTGGTCGCAAGGCAGTTGGGAACTATCCGAACATATTTCGGATTGTATTTATCAACCATGTGCTGCAACCTGCTAAGAACAAGAACATCGGTCTTTTCATTCATGACATAACTAAACCCGAGCACACCTTTAATTTCCGGAACATCAACATCGGAGACGTAATCAAGACAGTTCATAGATATCCTTAACCATGCCAACCGGTTAAGATTCTTCGCGACAACTTTTTTCTTTAAAAATACTCCGTTAGTAATCATACCCTGCTGCAGGCCAATCGCATGAGCGGATTCCATGACGTAATTAATATCCTTATACATGGTCGGATCCCCGCCGCCGCTCCATTCTACCGTTTTTAATCCTAAATGCTTCAGCTCGTTTAGAATCTCCATGATATCTTTGGGATCTAAGTCTTCATGCTTTTTTCTTTTTGCGTTTGAGCAGAAGCTGCACTTTAAATTACAACGCGACGTTATTCCGATCTGAGCTGAGATTGGTGTGCCCATTCCATGCTGCTGTATTCTCTTAATAACTTCTGGATGGTGGATGATTTTTTTACCAGTTGACGTGAACTTATTGAGCATGTTGAGCATACCGGCCCCCTTTATACATGGGATTTTTGTCACCCATTTTACTTTCAGACATTCTTCTTCTCGTTTCAAGAGACCTTCTTCTGCCCTTCAAAGACTCAGAAGTTTTTAGTCTTGTTTCTTCAGATACTTGTTTACCATACATAGGATTCTTGCTTCCCATTTTGGAAAGAGACATATTCCTTTTTGCTTCTTCAGAATAAATTCTTTTTTCTCTATTTTTAACAGCGTCACTCATTTTTTTCTTTGTCGCTTCTGTATGTTTGCACCCCAATCTTCCGTTAGGTTTTCCGCGTCTTGTTTTAGAATACATCTTTTTTGTTTCTTCAGAATGTTTTCTGCCAGTGCTTGCCACCCTCAACTTTTTACGGGTCTCATCGGAAACTATTCGCCCCTCCATAGCTTTTTGTATTTTCTTTTTAGTTTCCTCAGAAAGAGTTTTCCCTGTATTTATTTTAGATAAGTGTTTTTTTAATTCATCGCTCAAAGGAATGCCTTTATTCCAAGACGGTCTTCCCCTCATTTTATTTAAAGTTTCTTCTGTATGTATATGACCAGAATTCCCATCTCCTCCATCTGACATATTTGTTAATGGACCGTTCCCCAAATCAAACCTTCCAACAAGCGCAATCAACTCGCATTCCAAATCAAAGGCCTTTTTCTCTATTAATTTTTTTTCAACAATATAAACTTTATTTTTAAAACCATTTCTTTCTATTTTATTTAACTTGTTGATTGTAAAATTATTTCTATTACACAAAGTACTCTTTCTATATTTCTTACCCTTTCCAATATAATAGGGCTCATAATTAAAAGAATAATTATCATAAACATATTTCCCAGGTTTTCTTGGATCAAGCCATGCATAAACATAAAAATTATTTTTCTCCATGAAGCCCCACCTCTAGATACTGTTTATAATAAAAATCTTCCTTATGATGCTTTCCATATGTTTCGCCCCACTCCGCATCTTCGCTGTGTAATTTTGCACACACCTTCCCGATGTAATCCCTCTTCCCCTGATCCGTGGATCTATGAAAGTGATGAATCTTAGGATTCTCCAGATCGGCAAATATTTTGTTTTGCCCCACGATCTGCTCGTGCAATTTACGAACATATTGCAACACGGAAGACAATCGGGTCATTCGCGCCTGGTAATCCGCTTGGATGTGAATATCAACCTTGGTGTCCAGGGTGTCTTTATTCAACCGGTTCAACCGTGGCAGGGCAATCACATCATACTCGTCTTCCAGATACTCTTTTAAGAATCGCAAGGTGTGGAAGTCTTCGGGCATGATGCGCTCATCAGCATCCAGGTAGATCATCCAATGTGATTCCGGAAAGTGCTTCCTTGACATTTCCCTTAGATGATTCCTGGCAGGACCGTAGCCTTCACGGAGGATGATATCGTCCGTGATAAACACTACGTTGTCCTTGGATTCAAAGAACTCCCTTGTTCCATCCGTCGAACCCGTATCAACAATCAGAATGCCCGCATCCGCAATTTGGCACATATTGGCATACCAATCCTCGACCTGATCGATCTCGTTAAACATATTGCTTGCAATAACCAGTGGCTTCACTCAACTCTCCTTTCGATTTTCTCGATTGCTTTTAAAATATCTTTTGGATCATGCCTGCCCGTACACGTTGCCGGGCAATCCCGGACTGCTGCAGAGCACGGGCCCAAACCTTTACAATGTCTAATATAATCCGGGATCATACAGACTAATTCTCCCTTGACCTGATTTGGCCGAACCACATTGCTGTTGCCAGAGCCAAACAAACACACCTGTGAAACGCCCAGAGCACCAGCAAGATGAGAAATAAAACTATCAACAGTAACAGCGACAGAAGCTTTAGACATAACCCAGGCAGTTTCCCTAAAAGAGAGCTTGCCCCTAAGATCCACTTTTGCCCACGCTGGAAAATCATTAGCACCTCCCAACTGTATAGTTACATATCTATCCCT